GGATAGAGGTATCGGCAGAGTCTGCGGACAATGACACGTGGAGACCTATTGCTTCCTTGGTAGCGGGGTCGGCGGTGGCAGCTTCAGCAGCCGCTTCATCTGATGTTGCTATCGGTACATCAGTGGTCAAAATCACCAGTGGAACTGCTATGGTCTTGGGTGATATTATCTGCTTTACAAGTGGGACAATTGAGTGGGTTAGGGCGACTGCCATAGCAGGCACAGCCTCGTTCAGTGTTCAGGATGCTACCAGATTCGACCATGCTTCGGATACCGGTATATTTGGTGGTGGTGAACATTTCGTAGTTTCTGCTGACCTGGAAGCGGTAACGAGGGTGAGAGTGATTGTCAATAACAACAATAGCTCTGGAACACAGCCTATAGTCGCAAGGGCAGCCCTCATAACATCGTTGTAAGGAGAAGGAATGGTACAATCACATATCATAAGACCTAACCAGATAGGCAGCGTGAGCCGTGACTTTAGTAAGGGCGTGGCTAGTTATGCTATTGACGACCTATACTCCCCTAGTACCAATTTAGCTAAAGCCGAGGTGCTACATCTTGTATCTCCCCTACACGAACCAAACCCCTTTTTTTGGTTTGATAAAACTAAATTTGAAAATCACGGTACCATTGACGGGGCTACTTGGGCTATCTCAGACAGTGGGAAACGGGTGTTAAGTTTTGATGACGTTGACGATGAGGTCTTTACCACTGTAGCTAACTTTAGAAGCGGTGACTCTGCGGGTACAATCTTGGTATGGTTTAATTGCATATCGGGCACATCTGGTTGTCTTTTTAGTTCGTCAGATGAGGCTGGGCCTAATGCTAATTACCTTTTCTTAGAGATAAATAGTAGTGGATTACTTGTTGTGCAGCAACGAAATGCGGATACCAATGACGAACTTCGTGGTGTAACAGATGTTAGGGACGATACTTGGCATCTTGGGGCGTTGGTATCTAATGGCACAGCCTACTCAATCTTGATAGATGGTTTAGATGAAGGAACGTTAACTGTTATCGGAGGTGCTAACAACGGAGATTGGTTTGCTGATACTGATTTGCGGGATAGTTTTGCTGTTGGAACTTTAAGAAGAGCTACCTCAGTCCTCATGTTCGGAGGAAAGATAGGAGAGGTTATAATTTACGATAAGCCTCTACCTTCTAATACAATCCGAGGTATTTTCCTAGCTACCAAGGGGGGGTATAGATGAAATACAGAGTAATGATGGATGGCAAACCTAACGAAGATTTTGATACAGAACCAGAGGCGAGGTCAGTCTTTGGCAAAAGGAAGGCAGAGGTTTCTAAGACTAAGATTGTTAATGGAATAAGACCATCATGTAATATCCACAGATGCTATCAGGGTAAACCTTGTGAAGTCATTGAGAGGTATACAAAATAATGGAAAAGATAAAAGAGTGGTCTGACGCTAATAAATACTCAAGTTTTAACTCGTACAAAGGATTAACGTACTACGAGCATTACAAAAAGATAGTGGCATGGCTTGATGGTGGGGAACTTCCTGCACCGATTGAGGCTTCCCTTGACCCTATAAGCGCTTGTAATCAGAATTGTTATTACTGTAATTCTCAGCGATATTTACCGGCTAAGTTTAAGTGGGATGGAGAATACATTAAAGACACTCTTAATTATCTTTCTGAATGGGGGGTTAAAGCCTTCTGCTGGGGTGGTGGTGGTGAAGCTCTCTTGAATGAGAACATAAAAGGGATGACTGCTTATGGTGTTAATCTCGGAATGGAGTGTTCGATAATTACCAATGGGGTACTCATGGATTCGGATGTACGTAATGAGTTACAGCTTTGCAGGTGGGTCGGGATTTCATTGGACAGTGCGGACCCTGAGGTCTACAGGAAGGTAAGGGGTAGTGATGACTGCTTGAAGGTGTTAGATAATATAAAGTGGTTGGCACTCCATAGACAGAGAACTGATATTTGCATTAAGGCATTGGTTCTGCCTGAGACTATAGACACGTTACTTTATACCGGTAAGGTTGCTAAAGAATTAGGTGTTCAGGACTTTCATGTTCGACCTGTAGATTTAGAGAGAAAAGACTTTACCGGGGAAAGGGCTGAACTGGATATGGAGAAGGTGCATTATGTGTTTAGTCAATTGCATGAGTTGGAAGGGGAGGATTTCCATGTACACACGGTAACGCATAAATATGATAATGAGTTTCACGTTAAGCATGACTTCAATAAATGCCTGGCTTCACCTTTAGTAGTGCAGATATGCAGTGATAAGAAGATGTACGTTTGTGTTGACCACAGGATGGAGGAAAGGTTTGAGATTAAAGAGTGGGGTTCCAATGAACACAGGGCATTGCTTAAAGATATTGACCCTGCTGTAGAGTGTGCCAGGTGTACGTGGAGTGAATACAATAAACAGGTCACTGCAATTGAGAGCGATAGTATGTGCGTTAGCTTCCCATGATTATAAGCAGGACACCATTTAGAATATCCTTTTTTGGAGGAGGGACGGATTACCCTGAATATTTTAACGAACACGGGGGAGTAGTTCTAGCCACCTCGATAAATAAGTATTGTTATGTAGGAGTAGATAGCGGGAAGATGTGGTCGCATTCTGATTTACCTGTGAGAAGTGGTATGGCAACGAGTTCGGCTTTTACGGTAGGGTTACTGAAGGCTTGCACGGATAAGAGTAATGAGGAGATAGCAGGTCTCGCTACGATATGGGAGAGGGATAAACTGGATGGTCATGTTGGTTATCAAGATCAGTATATTTGTGCTATGGGTGGGTTTCGCAGATTAAGGTTTTATGCTTCCGGGATAGTAGATGAGGAAGTAGATTACAGATGGCTTGAGCCTTACTTAATGTTGTTTGATACAGGACAATATAGGAGTGCTGGGAAGATAGTGGAGCATCAGCTTGAAAGAGTGGATGAGAATCAGGATATACTTCATCAGTTAAAGGAGGTGGCATTGAATGACTACAACACCCCCTCAGAGTTTGGGGCAGCACTTGATATGTCATGGCAACTCAAGAAGAAACTGGCTGATGATGTTTCCTCTCCCCTCACGGATACCATTTATGATAAAGCTCTCAAAGCCGGTGCGATAGGAGGGAAACTTTTAGGGGCTGGAGGTGGAGGGTTTATAGTCTTTGTGGTTGAGCCGGACAAGCAGGATAATGTCGGGCAGGCATTGAAGATAAAACAGGTGGAGTTTAAGTTTGATACTGACGGGGCAAAGGTAATTTATTGTGATTGAGGTCAAGAAGAACTGGGGGAAGGAGATCTGGGTAGTGAACAACGATAAATATTGCGGTAAATTGCTCTACCTGGATGCAGGTGCTAATTGTTCCTATCACTATCATCCTGAGAAACAGGAGACCTTTTATTGCTTAGAGGGTGAGGTTAGTTTGACAATCGATGGTGATGAGTTTCTTTTGGAAGAGCCTTATACCATTAACCCTAATACTCCACATAAGTTCTTTGGGATTTCAGATGCGGTTATTTTAGAAGTAAGTACACCTCACAGGGAGGATGATGTTATTCGTCTTTCAGGTTCTACAAATGGAGGTACAAATGGCATATAGAGAAGCAATCGGAACTGACATTGGTAAGGCTAATAGGTTACATTTAGTAGCAGCCTTCCCCGCAGGAGCATTACGTGATTATCGTTAATCCAAATCATAGGAATCCTTCGCCTCAATCAGCGATAGAGCCTCCGATATGGTGTGCTTATCTAGCGGGTTATTTGAAGGCTGATAAAATACTCGATGCTGAGGTTGAGGGATGGTCATCGTGGGAAACAGTAGCTCAGATAGGAAAGGAGAAGTCAGTTCTTGTAGCAATGGGAGCAAATCCTTCAGCGTCTTCTACGCCTAAGATGGGAATAGTGGGTGAACTTTATTATAGGCTTATAAAAACCCCAAAGATAATGGGACTGCATCATCAAGCTGTAACTCAAAAAGGCTATTGTATGCCAATACCTTCTCCTGAGCAATTGTGTGAGCTTGTCCCTCGTTGGGACTTAATAGACTTCTCTAAATATAAAGCTCACAATTGGCACTGTCTGAATGGGAGTGACAGGAGTAATTACGGAGTTATTTATACGTCATTCGGGTGTCCTTTTAGTTGCTCTTATTGTAACATCCACACGCTATATAAGGGGGTAACTTACAGGGAGCCACAAGATGTAGGTGAGGAGATAGATTATCTGGTTTCTAAAGGAGTTAAGAACCTGAAGATAGCCGATGAGTTGTTTACAATAAGCCCAAGTCACGTCTACCAGATATGTGATGTTTTGGAAGGGAAGAATCTGAATGTGTGGGCGTATGCTAAGGTAGGTTTGGTACAACCTGAGATGTTAAAAAGAATGAAGCAAGTCGGCATAAACTGGCTGGCTTATGGTTTTGAATCAGCTAACGAGGATGTTCTCAAAGGTATAGGTAAGAAACAAAGTACGGAAGATATGATGAGAGCCACTGAGATGACCAAAGAGGCGGGTATAAGTGTTCTGGGGAACTTCATATTTGGCCTGCCTGATGACGACCTTAAATCAATGAGGGAGACTTTAGACTTCGCTGAGGAATTAAAGTGTGAGTATGTTAATTTCTACTGTGCGATGGCTTATCCAGGCTCTCAATTGTACGAAGACACCCCTAAAGAGGATTTACCTGATAAATGGGAGGATTACGACCAGTATTCTCCTAACCTGAAGCCCTTACCGACCAAGTATTTGACTTCTAAGGAAGTGTTGGAGTTCAGAGACAGGGCTTTTCAGGAATACTTCTCAAGGGAAGATTACCTGAAAATGATACAGAAGAAGTATGGGAAGCAAGCAGTAATCCAGATACAGGAGATGCTAGAGTGGACACCAAGACCTTAATAGACTTTGAGGAAGGGATTAAAACTGCCTACATTGGTGGGAAGATACATTCGCCGGTGCATTTGAGTAAGGGGAATGAGGAGCAGTTGATTAGCATATTCAGGAATATTCACCCTGATGATTGGGTATTCTCCACTCATAGGAGTCATTACCACGCCTTATTAAAGGGGATGGGTGTGGAATGGTTACGGGCTGAGATACTGGATAACAGGTCAATGCACATCAATAGTAAAGAGCATAAGTTTTTCACTTCTTCTATTGTGGGGGGGTGTTTACCGATAGCCCTTGGTGTGGCATTGGGACTAAAGAGGCGGAATGCTCCTAATAAGGTATGGGTATTCATCGGTGATATGGGGGCTGAGACAGGGGTTTTTCACGAATGCGTTAAGTATGCTAACGGACACGAGTTACCGATTAAATTTGTGGTGGAAGATAACGGTTTTAGTGTGAATACTCCAACAAAGGATGTATGGAGATATAGCTATGAAAGGGGCTTTCCTCATCACGGATGCGGGCAGTGGGTGAATTTTTGATGTATGAAGAACTGACAAAAGCAATGACCCTTTTAGGGAGTGACCCCAGAACGATATTCTTAGGGCAGACAGTGGAGTATTCGGGGAGTGGTATGTATGACACGTTAAAAGGTGTACCAATGGACAAGAGATTAGAGGTTGGAATTATGGAAGATACCCAATTAGGTATGAGTATCGGGTTATCTTTAGAGGGGTATATCCCGATTAGCATTTATCCGAGATTTGATTTCTTAATCCTGGCAATGAACCAGCTAGTCAATCATCTGGACAAGATAAGTGAAATGAGCAATGGAGAGTTCAATCCTAAAGTAATCATACGTACAGCAGTAGGAGCAACCGAACCTTTATATCCCGGGATACAGCATTGCTCTGATTACACTTCAGGCTTCAGGGACATATTAAAGAACGTGGATGTCATTAAACTAGACAAGGCTGAGGATGTTGTTGAGAGTTATAAGTGTGCCTTGAATAGTGACAGGAGTAGTTTATTGATTGAGGTGAGTAATGCCAGCTAAGAGTACAAAGCAGAGAAGGTTCTTTGGAGCCGAGCTTTCAAGGCGGAGGGCAGGGAAGAAAACCAAGACAGGGTTATCCGAGAAGAAACTAAAGGAATTTACGAGGAAGAAATAATGCCAAAACATATAAAGAAAACATTGAAATCGGCAAAGAAGAGGTGACAGATGGGAAGTCGAACATATTCTGAATTCCGTAATCTCGTTGAGCAGATATATCAGGATACTGGTAATGCTGTTGCTGGAACAGTGGAATGGGATTACTGGATTGAAGAAGGGTTAAAGAAGTTCTCTACTTATCGTCCTCATCTAGTGGATGTTATCTTCAAATTGGAGTCAAGGTTTGGGGATGATGTCACCGGTACAACCGATAAATTAACCGACTCTGTGAAGGCTCAATTCTTAGCGGGGGATGCCACTGACGAAAAGGTAGTGCATAATCTTAGCCAAAACACTTACGCTGTGGTTCTAGCTCAGGATTCAACCTCCATATTCTCAATTAGCAAGGATATTTTTAGTGCCAATGAAGCCTATCGAATCTATAATAAAAGGTGTACCAATAACAGGCAGATATTCATAGGGGATTTTATGCCCTATATGTGGATTGATTCCGTAGAATATCCCGTAGGTGAAAAGAGGAACTGGAAGGAATTGGATGACGTTATTGAGATAATGGTAGACCAGATACCTGACAGTGATTCTACGCTCGACCGATTACCTGATGTAGATGTTTTAGTCAGGTTTGCAGTCGCCCACAAAATCTCACAGTTGGTTGGTTTAACGGGGCAGGTGGCAACTACTACAACAGCAGGGGCTACTTCCCTGGCATCAGCAACAATGGGAGCCGGTACGATTGAGATAGGGGAGGAGTTTCATCTTGAAAATCAGAGGTTCGTTTATACTGTAACTACTGCCACCACGATAGCCAGTAATACAGCTACCATTAGTTTCTTCCCGGGATTAGACAGTGACGCCTCAAATACGGCTGAGGTTTTAACATTCAGGAAGAACACTTTAAGGGATCAGGATGAGGAAATATTTGGACGCCTTGTGGCTGCCAGGGCTGCAATGAGTGATTCCAGAAGTTTCATAAACACTATTAACATAGGCGGGCCCGGGACTTGGGCTGATTATATGGGATGGAAGAGAGAACTATATAACGAAGTTATCAATGAACTAGGTGGCAGCAAACCGAGAAGCAAGAGGTTGTATACGAGGGGGTAATCTAAAATTCGTACTTTAAGTGCAACACTTACGAGTAATCAGGCTTCCGTTGGGGTAGATGGGCTACCCCAAAACCCTATTTGGAAAATTACGCTTTCAAGGGCGGGACAGTCTACACAGACCTACACCAAAACACGTATCCTTTCAATCAGTCATACAGAAACAGAAGACAATGGAATAGCTACTGTTTTACTGGATAACTCCGATGGCGTTCTTACTACGATAGACTTTGAGAGATACAGGGGTGTTATTTCGTATGGGTATAATGACCCTACTCAGGGAGATGAATACTCCCCTACTGCCCCTGTATTTGTCAAGAACCAGCGCTTCTTCTCTGCTCAAGGGATTCTGGTGTGCCAGTTAAATTTAATCGGTGTCCCTAATTTGTTAGGGTTAGACCTTGCTGAATCGGAACTAACTTTAACTGAGGGGGATGCACGAACTGTTCAGACCTTAATCAGTGCGGTAGCTAATGCAACCTTAGCTCCATACACTAATTACACCAATTTCACGACAACATTTGATAGTCTGGATGGGGTAGTAGACGGCCTTCTACCCAAAGAGGCTTTCAGGGTGCCGTTAAACTCTTCCCGTTTGAGTAGGGTTAAAAGATTGTTGTCGTGGACTGGGGAGAAGATGAGGGTTGAAGATGATGAGGCGTTACACTTCTTCGACCCTGTTATTTCAGGGGCTGTATTCGATTATGAATATAAACTGGCTGTATCGGGAGAGCATACCTTGTTTAATAAGGAGCTTATCAACAGGTTTGTTAATCCTAATAAAGAAGTGGTCTCCTCTCACCCTTCACATACCCCTCAATTTACGGCTAGTGCTACCAGTGCTACCAGTTTTGCGTTGTTCCCTCAGACCCATACTACTTATTTAAGATTGACTTCTACGGGTATAGCAGCCTCTATTGCTCCGGCTATTATAGAAACCTATGAGCTGGATAGTGAGGTTGGGGCGGTGAAGGTTCCAATGAACGTAGGACAGGAGGTGTGGGATTTCATTAAGGTTACGGACTCACGCCAGAACGATACGAGGACTGGTAATGTTAGATACCTTAAAAGGAATGTTCAAGTGCCTGGACGTGGCGGCCAGCTTGTTTTTGATATGGACATAAGGTTTGGGAAGTCGGCTATTCTGCCAAGTCCTATCTTGGTAGGTACATCTGGTGGGGGAGTAGGACGAGTAGGTGGAGGAGACACAAATATTGCTAACCTCATAGAAGCTGTTACTTCAATTACTTTTGCTATTTTTAATTTAGATAGTACCCAGACGGGAATAATAGAATTTCTGAACGCACAGATAGAAGATGCTTATTTCAGGAGATTAACTGTAACAGATGCTTTAGAGATACCCCACGAGTGATATTATGGCAATAGAAGATTTTACTACGTATAAGGAGCATAAGGATGATGTATTGGTTAGCCACATATGATAACAGTATACAGCCAAAGGGTAGAACCGCAGAATTTCTAGCCAAAAGGTGTGCTACTGAGTACGAAAAACTAGGCTATATTACAGAGATAAGGCAACGAGGAGAATTGTATGACGTTTATACCTTTCCTGAAGGTAATGTAGGAAGTAAGGTAGTGGGGCTTAGTGGGTAATGGCAACTGAAGATTTAACTACCTATACGGAAACCGACCCTAATTCCAAGATTGCTGTGACTACTAGCAGGGCTACGTGGACTAGTCTGGCAAGGAATGAGGATGCCTATGTTTACTTTGATAAAGGAGCTGCATTCTTTGGTGGTAACTTTGTAATTGAGTTTGATCTGCATACAATCTTATCTGAGACTGATGCTCAATTTGTGTGGTGCGCACTGGCTAATGTTGTAGACGATTTTAGGGGGATTGAGATTAACAGTGAAGACATGCAAGGGGTGAGATTTAGCCGTCCGGCAGCAGCAGGGGCTTCATTCAGGGCTATTTTAACAGAAATAGATGGTGGAACAAGGCGTGAAGCGACTGTTATAACTTTGACCCATCTCACAAATTATTATCTAAAATTCTACAGAGATGAAAGCGTGGGAACTTTTGGCACGATTTACCTTGTTGTATATTCTGATGCAGCAAGGACTGTTATTGTTAGTAGTGTTGCTTTGGGACTCGCCACATCCAAGAAGGATTTTAGATATATTTATGCGATAATGTCAGCCAATCAGGGTACTACCAAAGCTACTAGTGGCTGGACTCAGAACTTTGAGATTTCTACCACGATAGCTACAGCCCTTCAAGTAAGCACTCAGGCTATGACAGTCATCACAGCCACCACCGCAACGGGGAATGGGGCTATTGATGATACTGGTATAAGCTCAGTGACGGCACACGGACACGCTTGGAATACATCTGTAGACCCTGTTACAGGAGATAACAATGTGGATAACGGGGCTGGAAGTTTAGGGGTGTTTACCTCAAGCATCACTGGTTTACTAGATGGGCAGAAATATTATGTGAGAGCGTATGCAACGAATACTGAGGGGACTGTTTACGGAGCGAATGTGGTCTTTACCTCTGGTGTAGGTGGTGGTGGTACTCAATTGATACCAGGCAATCTATCAGTAGTACAAAACCGCCTTCATTGGGTAGGGCACGATGATGGAAGGGAACGGTTTATCGAGGGGACTCTTGTCCCATAAGGAACTTTAATGCCAGACTGGACTAAGGATTTATCAGGGGTAACTTCCAAGACAGGGGATTATACTGCCACCGATGGTGATAGGCTTATTCTGGTAGATGCTTCAAGTGGTGCCGTTACTATAACTCTGCCTGCGGTCACGAGTATAGGTGGTAGGGAACATACAGTTAAAAAGATAGACACCTCCACGAATCAAGTTACCGTTACGAGTACGTCTAACATAGATGGGGTGCCTAATCAGATTTTAGATGAGCAGTATGAGGCTATAAGAACAAAAGCGGGGCCTTCAGAGTGGCACGCAACCCATACTATAGACCCTGAGATTGTGGTTTATGATGGTTTGGTTGTGACTATTAACGACCAGGTTATTTATAACTAGGAGGATATTATGCCAGGTGCCCCACTAATTGAAAACTCGATAGCTTTACTCTCTACTACAACTGCGGTAGATATGAAAACCGCCCAGAAGAACACGCTTTATACAGTCCCTACTGGTAAGACAGCCTACGTTACTTCAGTAGTGATAAGGGAGACTTCCGCATCTCTAGCTGGGGGGACTGATTACGACTTGGGGACAGGAGCTAATGCCGATACGTGGAGACAGACCAACGATTTATCAACTATGACTACGGCAGGTACAGACTACATGGAAATCAGGGGGGCTGCTAATACAAAATACACCGATAATGCAGCAGCCTCTGTGTTTGGAATTAAAGTAATCACAGGTAGTACGGCCGCAGCAACGGCCACGATAGATGTTTTTGGATTTCTAGCATGAGCAAACCTTTAGTACCAGGACACGACAAACCAGCCCTTCAAGAAGATGGTGATTTGGACTTCGGGAATACAAGAGCCTCTAATCTTCGTGGTATAGATTTTGAGAGTGCCCAAGAAGTCACTATCTCTAGTGGTGCGATAACTATAGACCACGGCCATATCAAGGTATTAAACGAGTCCGGTGCTGCTGATGATGACCTTGACACTATTAACGGCGGTGAGTCCGGAGAGGTTTTATTTATTTTACCATCCAACGATGCCCAGACAGTCCGCATCCGTAACGGTGTTGGGAACATATACACCAAGCACCAAGTAGATCGAGCCGATTATAGTTTTAACTCTCCTACTGGTTCGTCAGGTATTGATTATGTGGGCGGTAATTATCTATTTCCTGCAACGGAAGCAGCCCTTACCAATGCCAGCCTCACTGTAACGGTTGGTTCGGCTAATGGTTCTTATGCTATGCACGCTGTTGTTGTAGGTAAGGGTGACGGGGCAACTGATGGTTCCGACCTGGTATTAACAGTAACAGGGGCAAGTATTGATGATGAAGGAAATTACAACGGCTCTGATTCTGAAGTTATCGTAGCTGATGCCTTACTTGCCACCTTCGCCCTCAACACAATGTCAGAGACTCCTAAGAAATGGTTAGGCCAAGCCACGATCACTCTTTCCTCTACTAGTGGAGGTACATTTAACTGTTCGTTTAATTACGGATATGCTAAGTATGAAGATTTCGGCAATCAAGACTTCACCTCATCTTTATTTGAGGTAGTAGGTGTTGCGGGAGCAAATGATACAGGTGCTAATGTTAGATTACTTAAACACAGCACAGCGAATTGGCATTGGCATGCAACAGCTTTTGTACCTGGCCCGACTGCTGGAGAAGCTAACGAATTAACTAATATGAATACCGACCACTCAACGGAACAGAACCTAATAAATGGTGAACCATTCCAGCATAAGCGGGTCGATTTGAACACTGATATTACAGGAAGTGGCAGTGAAGGGACAGTAGTAGAGATAACGACATCAGCAAACAGGGCAATAGAACACGCCGACCTCCACTTGGGGGTACACACTGCCCCAGCCTTTACCTATATGGCCTCCACGAAACAGCATTTAATCTTTATGAAGCACGGGAGTAACTGGCTCGAATTATGATATACTCTTAAAAAGGAGAAAACAATGGCAACTTGTACAATATGTGGCGCAACATTAACGAGTAATCCGGCATCAGTATCGGGGCGATATGAGGAGAGTGCTTCTGGCTCAACCTTATTGGAGAGTAGGCTTAGTGTCTTTCTGGGATTAACTCTCTGCACTCACCACCTCACAGATGTGATTGATGGTAACGATCAAGCTGCTATAAGCTCAGTGGTAGACCAAGTTGAGGCTGCTAGTTTAACCTTAACCTCTCCTACCATCAACGGCACAATAGCTACCACTGGATTGACTATCCCTGCCTTTACTCTTGGTGGCACAATGGATGCTAACTCTCAAGCCTTAACTAATGTCTTAGATATAGAACTTGGTACTGCGTCCGCCCTAGGTGCCTTCTGGGCTGCGTTAACCGCTGCAAATGCTGGCATAGCTTGGGACATTAGGTCAAGGGACACCTCCGATATCTATAGAGTAAGATTGAGCTTGAGCGGCGGTGTTGATACTGCGGTATGGACATTCCAAAATAGCACGATTACAGGCATAGTGCTGAGTGGTGCTTTAGATGCTAACAGCCAAAACATAGATAATGTAAATTCTATTCTTGATGTTAATAGTGCTCAAGTAGTTGGAACGAGGGTAGTTGATGCCAGGTGTGATGATGCCATAAACTCAGGAGATGCAACTACTGATGGAGTTATAGATGCTCTTAGGGATGCCATGATTAGTCACGGGCTAATCGCGGCAGCGTAGAAGGAGTTGAGATGGTCGCCTATTTTTCTGGCAGAAGTGACGGTAATAGGGAGGGATATAAGCTACTTATAACAGGTAATGGTATTGATGCAGTAGAGGATGCCACCACTATCACCCTAACAAGCCCAGGTGCTGCAGTTGGGCTTGAAGCTACTGTGGCTATGTTTCAGGCTAATCCAGCTACTGGAACTGGCTATTGGCCAGCCAGGATTAACGATAATGACACTGGCACTATAGGCGGGCATAACGCTGTTGGTGAGTATATTGAAGTTGACTTTGGTAAAGTAGTCTACATAAAGCGTTGGAGACAGTACGGTGAGTTCAATAATGGTGGTGATGGAAGATGGAAAATTCAATATTATAACTTAGCAACCCACGCTTGGACAGATTGGGTAACTGGCCTTGCCACAAGGAGCACTCGTGATTGGAGCGGTTATTCTACTGTAACTGAAGTACTAACTGATAAAATAAGGAGTGTCTGCGAAGTAGTAGATACTTTCTCTGGTGCTGGAAGTCAGTTTAGGGAAATAGAAGTTATTTATTAAAAATAAAAGCAGGCAACTCATAAGAGGAATAAAGTTAGATAGAATTAGTTTTACCACAAGGAGTATAATATGGAAATTAACATAGAGAAACAGGAAGCAAAGTTAAAAGCCGAGGCACGGAAGATTGGTGAGGAACTAAGTCTAATGCAGCAACAGGCAACCCAACTCCAACAGAGACAGCAACTTCTTATCAATGAGGCTCTGAAGAATCAGGGGGCAGTAGATTTACTAAAGAGCCTGAATGGTAAGAAGCCGAAATGAAACAACCAGAAAGAGATGAGCTTTTAATACGGATTGATGAGAGGTTAAAGACTCTCAAAGATGGTGATGAGGGAGACATCCCAGAAATCAAAGAGCGCCTCAAGCAATTAAATGGTGCGGTCAAAACAAACACAATCTGGCGAAGGGTAACTGTCAGCATTGGGGGGACAGGGCTTGTCGTTATTATAGGATGGTTATTAAGGCTTACTCTGGGGGGTTAGATGAAACCCACCTACGAAGATTTATTAAAGGAAAATGAGGAACTCAAGGAAGAAATCAAGATATTGAAAATATGGTATGCTAAGAAGAAGAGACTTTATGATGACGCCTTAGATATTGCCCGATTAGTGAGACATCAAATGGAGATCCTAGATGAATGAAGCACAAACAATATCCTTTCAGCAATGCGGATGTTTTAATGTAGACAGATTAAAACTCGTAAACGATAAATGGCTGTGCAGTAAATGTCTATGTGAATGCGGGGAGGAGTTAATAGGAATAGAAAAGTCTATTGGGATTTGCTCGATTTGTAATTCTAACGACCACCTTGCGGATATTGATTGGGGGTAAATATGGAATGGTATGAAATTCTATCGTTGGTAGTAGTTATCTGTGGTGCAGTTCTTGGTGGCAACTTCTATAGAAAGTGGAAGCAAGTGGTAAATTTACTACTTGAATTAGGCGAGGCTTTCACCAAGACAGGCGAAGCATTAGAAGACAAAAAAATCACCAAAGCCGAAGCCGTAGAATTGCTGGAAGAATGGATGGATGTCTTTAACGCTGTTATGCTTCTATTACCAAAAAGTATAGCCAAGAAATTAAACCCGTAATATCCCCTACTGTATATCTGGCACGCACCAGGATGCCCATACAGCCCCTTAACTGACATATTGGTAGTTGGATATGTTATAATATAGATGCTGGGGTGAGGGCTGAACAATAGGGGTATTTAGGGTGTGCTGCCACTTAAGATACCGTGAGTGTCAAAGTCAGCGAAAGGATGCTAGTGCAGACTAGTGTGTAGCCCCAGCAAACCATCACCAGTGGAGTAAAATCTCCCCCCTGAGTTACGATTCAGGGGGGTTTTTCTTTTATACAGGTCAAGAGTTATTTATTCTCAAAGGGCAAAAATAGTTCCGTACCCTATTGACAATGACTAAAAATTGTGATATTTTATGTAATAAAGGACTTTAATAATTGAATAGAGTGGGGGAGTGCTGAGGGTGAGTCAGCATTAGTTGTATAAGACTGTTGCAAATCCTAGTGGCGATGGAATTCACAGCACCAGCTCCCCCCTTCTATTGAGTTGTTAAGGAGAATTATGAAACAGTGTGAGATTAAGGAATGTAGAAATCTAGCCAAATACCTTATGGGTATAACCCTTCCTTCTGGTAATAAAGAATGGCTGGATGTCTGCGATAAACACGACAAGAAAATCGGGGACGAAAATATGAGAAGGATTAAAAAGGAATGAAAGAAACTCCAATAGATAATTATGAGGCTATGGCTCGCAAGTATATAGAGGGTATTGGTGGTTTATTTGACCTTTATAAATATGAACTAGCTGTACCTCTTTGTTGCCCCCCCGAAGTAGAGGGTGCTCGCTGGATTTTACATTGCCTTACAAATCCCGAAAACAGGGCTGACTTAGAACTTTTGCTACAGCAGTCAGAGTTAAGAGTGGATTAAATGAAACAATCTAAATCAATCATTTTACAAAGGGCTTGGAAAACCTACGAGAGGAACTTATATTGGATTAAGTTAATTAAGCGGGGTTACTCTCAAGTATATATTGCTAAAGAATATGGTGTATCAAGGCAGTGTGTCAATCAAGTATGGAAGAGAAGGAAATTAACTATCTGGGAAAGATTGGATTTGCTTAGGAAGAAGGTGGGGATATGAGAGAAATTAAATTCAGACAACCATTATTAGATGTAAATGGCGAGTTTGAGATGTTCCATTATTGGGGGATATTCCCTGATGGCTTCGTGGGACGAGAATTATCTGGTTGCCGAAAGGGTGATGACCAAGAATTCACAGGACTCAAAGACAAGAACGGCAAGGAGGCATACCAAAAAGATATTGTCCGAAGGTTAGATATTTTATACATAATTGAATGGCACGATAATTTAGCAGGATGGTATTTGAAACCTATTCACGGTGGCTGGCACGGAATAACTAAGGCTGATATGGCTTTAATGTGTGAAGTCATCGGCAACATATATGAGAATAAGGAACTATTAAAATGAGACCACTAAAAAGACTTAGACGCTGGACACCTCATCAACTTATAGATATCTGGTTATGGAGTAAACCCAGTATTCTTTATCCTGAAAGAAATTATATTAAATGGCAGGATTTCTTTAAGGAGAGGGCATGGAAGAACTAAACAAAAAACTAGCATTGTGGGCAGGTATCTCAATAGATGAGTTCATTATGTATCCTGAAGATTATAACTTCACCGACCCTGAGTTTGGTATAGCACGTTGCTTTAAGGTGCTTGTGCCGAAGTTGTATAACCTAATAGGGTTTAGATTATTGAGTTATCAATACATAGGATTTGCAAGAAACATTGATATGTTGCGCCATGGTTGGGGAATACATTTTGAGAGTGGTGTTAATTATCATGCATCAGAAAGAGAATCGACCCTAGCCCTCTGCCTAGCAATAGAAAAACTGATAGGTGAAAAATGACAAAAACAGAATACTCAATCGAGGCAATGGAAAAGATTATAAAGGCAAGAGAAAGTATGGGTAAAGATGCTTCTTATGAGAAAAGGTTGGTTAAAGCTTGGAAGAGGCAGTGCACCAGTGTTTCCACAATTGAGTAGGAAACAGAAGCGAGTACTGGATGAGGGTATGAAAGAGCCAAAGGAACCGAGTATTAGTGAACTAGCAGCTAAGTGTGGAATCAAGCCGAAGGAAATGGCACAAGAGGAATTTGGAAGTGAGAACTTTTCAACAGCTTGGAAGATACTTAAAAACTGCGAGGAATGTAGGATAGCATACAGATTAAGGAAGAAGAAATGATAGAGCGTATAGTAAGGTTTATAGTTTGGTTATTTTTAATGTTCGTTACAATTATGCATTGGTGGGGGCCACTACAAAAAGTGCCTGATGCAACCACAATCGGTTGGGTTTGTTTGGTGGGTGCAATGATAATTATAACTATTAAGGAGGCAGAATGACCTACACGGCAATACAAAAAGAGCAACAAGCAAGGGACATCTCAAGCGCTCATATCTGTTATGGCAAACACCGTCTAGTTACAACCATTGATGGTAAAGGACACTTCTTCCCTTGTAGAGATGGTGTAAAGTGCGACACCTGTTCTTATGACTTTTATTGTAATGTATTCAGGCAATTAGATAATCAATGGATGAATGGAGAATAAAATGAATTGGAAAGAGACGGTGATTAAGCTAAAAGCAGTTCCGAAGCAGATATTTGAAAACCAAGAGGATAGTATACATGCTAAGGCGTGCTATGCAACGGGATGGAAAGATGGCACGGAAATCCAAGCCGAAATCTCATTCAAGGCGGGGCAAGAGGATGTCTGCTTAGTATCCCTAAGTGAGATTTTACTGGAAGGAATTGAGTCAGGTAGAAAGGAAGTGATGGAGTGGGGGGATGAGGTTTGCACTGATAAGAAGCACAGTGGGACAATGAAACGCAGAGAGTGTGGTTTTTGCTGGCAAGCCAAACTAAAGGAGCAGAAATGAAACACGCAACAATTCACTGCCCGTACTGCGACAGAGCTATAGAAGCCTACGATTGTGTGGAAATGTCCGAGTTAATTCAGTGGCTTAAAGACCACAATGGGTTTTCTTGTATAGATGGGTTAATGCTTAATGATGAAGATTGGCAATATTTATTAAATTGGGGGAGGAAATAAATGGCTGAAACAATTATAGTAGTAGGACATACTGAAGTAGACGGATATGGTAATTTATGGGTAACACCGCAAGGTGGGGGAGAGAAGATTAAAATCGCCAAGAAGCGTGAAAGTCTCCACCCTATATTCCAACAGGGGCAAGCAGTGCAATTAGACTGGCAGACCTATAATAATAAACCTTATGTCGCCAATGCCAAGTCAGTTGCGGGTGCACTTCCTCAACCAGTGCCACCCCCTGAAGTAGAAACCCCTGACCAAGCACAGATAGATAAAGACTTAAAGAGAGTACCTGCCCCACAGGAAATCAAGCATGACAAGAAGGACAAGGCGGTATCTCTTTCCTATGCCAAAGATTTGGCGTGTGCTAAACTTATCGGCATATCTGATATGAGAAGATGGGCTGACGAGTTCCTTAAATATATCGAGGGGCAATAAAGAACCTTAAAAGGAGGGAGAAATGAAAAGCGAGGTAAAAGAAATAGGGATAGAAGTTAAGGTGCCAGAATCTAACAAATGTTTTATCGCCATAGTAAGAGATGGTGAGCTTTGTGATTTTGACTCATTGGAAGAGACACCCACCCGTAGCGAAATTGAGACTTACATTCAGTACTGCAAAGAAGTCCTAGAGGAAATAGATTAGAACCTTAAAACAGCTTGCTGATGGAAGTGGTGTAAATCGGTGACATGGTGACACCTTAATAGAGAAAGGGTGCTACATCAGCAAGATTGCCTAGCCTGAGTCCGTGCTTCTGGATATAAAGCTAGGAAGTCCGAAGGATTGCAACAGCGTTAAAAGGGCAATCTGTTGGCAAGCCCTGAAATCTTGTTGGTAATAAAAGATGCCGAGAAGAATGCAATGAAATATCTCAAGAAGATTCTTGCTCGGTTTGAAAAGGATAGTAAGTAGGAAGGGAGGAATAATGGATAAATGCCCTAATCTGAAAAGGAGGAACAAAAGTGGAAGTATCAAAGCGTTATAGGGTAAACATCAGCACGTCAGTAAAGGGAATTAAGACCTACGATTGCACGGTAGATATTACTGGTGGGACGATGGAAGAGGTGTTAAGAGAAAGCGATAAGCTGGTCGCCGAGCTGGACAAAAGATACCCGCCCCCCAAAGAATGACGAAATTATAAAGGAATGGAATGAAGAAGATACTATATGCTGAAAGGAGAAGGGGATGAAAAACCAATATGTGGCCGATGTTAATGATTATAATAAATACCTACTCCTAACAGACATTTCAAATATCTATGATACGATAGATATTTGCTGGATGCTTACCCCCGATGATGGCAAAAGGGATGGGAGGAAAACTAACTACTTGTTTGATGGGAGTAAAAGGCAAGATACCCTGATATACGATTGCCTTCGGGGGTTAGTAACTTCTGGTATAAGGGATATAAAAGCTATTCAGAAGGCAGGCATTATCCCTATACGAAAGTATTACCCCAACCTAGAGGATATTGATGAAGAAGATTTACCTGATTTGCTATTTTTTGACCCCGATAATGGTTTGGAGATTAAATCAGTTCATCGTAACAGCCCACAGAGCAAGCGGTATGTCTATTATTCAGATATAGAACCGATACTAGAACAAGATTGCGATGTGCTAGTATATCAACATTATCCGAGGGTGAACCACGGGGAATATCACCTTCACCGCACACAAGAAATTAAAGAGCGGCTCGGTAATGTGAGGGTTCAACATATTCCAATGGGAATGGTGGACTTTATACTAATACAAAATAACCCAACAACAACAAAGGGTTGGGATTGTTGGGGCAATGAAGTAAAGGATATAGAGTTATGAAAATCAAATTGAGAAAAACTGACCGATTATTTACGCAGATACAGAGGTTTAGATTTAACTACACCTGCCAGAAGTGCGGTAGACAATACGATGAGGATGGTTCCTTATACAACCTGGGGGTGAGCCATTATTACGGACGGAGCAGAGAGGCCACAAGATATGACGATGACAATGTAACCCTTCTGTGCAATATGCCGTGTCATAGACGATGGGGAGGAGAGGAGCGTGCTGATTACACCGAATATATGATAACCAGATTGGGACAAAAGGGTTTCGAAGAATTAACCATTCGCTCAAATACCTATAAAAAACGTGATGATGTTCAGACTGAAGCTATCCTTAAAGAGAAAATTAAGGAGATGGAGGATGGATAAAATACTCTTAGAAATAATCGCCCGATACTTAATCCGACATAGTAAGAATTATCACTCAAATGGAGAATGGGTAGATATTACCTTAAAGAAACAGGACATAGAAGATATGTTAATAGGGAAAATGCCGAGAGATAAAGAAGATAATATATGCTGAAAGGAGGAGAAGATGCACCTACTAGACGCTAATGCTTGGTGTACTGAGTGCGATTGGAAGACTGAGGGTAAAAATGCTATGGGAGTTGCTGCAATACACCATAAAAAGAAGGGACATTTTACTATGGTAGAACTCTATTATAGTCAAACATTCGGTGAACCGAGATGGGATGAGGATGGACATATCAAAGTTGGGGCAATGAAGTAGAGAGTGATATAGAATTATGAATACTAAACCCCTTTTCACCCGAGAACAATGGGTAGAAATATACGAAGCCAGAGCTAGGCTGGAGGCTTGGAGAAGTAAGTTTCAGTCCTACCCCACATACCCTGAAGAGGAAAAGATTCCTGAGAAACAAACTATTCATACACATACTCACATACATCTTGATAGAAAAGCTATGCGATTACAGGAAAGAATCGTATCCCTAGAAGAAAATCTTAAAAAGGTTATCGAACAGAAGAAGAAGCTCTCTTATAAGAAAGATATTATTTAATATAGTATATAGGAGGTCTTGTATTGAGAATTCTAGCCTTGTCCATACAAAACTCATACAAATTCTATACAACTTTCATACAAACACACCCAAGCGGATACAAAATATACAAGGAGATACAACTAAATGGATGAACCCACAGACGGAGTATATAAGAAGGTATCACTAAGGGTTGATGAGTGGTTTCTCTTGCGGCTAGATGAGCGTTTCACCTTTGATGATATTGCCAGATACTATGATTGGAGGGAGAGGGAAACCAGGGATGCTCTTTCCAAGAAACTCTATTATGAAACTACCAAACAACAGCCCAAACTTAAAAAGAGAGACAGGTTTTATCAGGTTATTGATAGGGATTACGACATACTGAATTTTAAGCACGCTAATCCTGGGGGATGGTTTGATATTAAGTATCCCTTTGGCTTGGAAGAGTATGTGAAAACCCCACGCAGGAGCGTTATTATTTTTGGGGGGTCGCCACAAGCAGGCAAGACCGCTATTGCTCATAACATTGTAGACCTTAACTGGAAGAAGCATAAGATTGTTTTGTTTGATACCGAGAATAGTGAGGCAGAATTATATGAGAGATTATCTCAATACTCCAACTTTCAAGAGTGGCCAGACGATTTAATTCGTTCCAAGAGTTTTGATTTTGCCGATGTGGGTGAACCAGATGCTCTCAATATTATTGACTACCTAGAATCCCCTGAAAACATTTGGGAGATTAGAACTTTACTTAGAGAACTTAGGGATATGCTAACTACTGGTATATGGATTGTTATGCTACAGAAGCCAGAGGGGAGAGACTTGCCTTATGGAAAAGATTGGGCCAAGCAATTACCAAGAATGGTTGTTTCTATGGAGGGTGGGATTCTAAAAATCCTGAAGGGCAAATCATGGGTGGATAGAGATGTCAACCCCGATGGTTTACGGTGGTCGTTTAAGCTAGTGGGTGGTGAAAAATTCGTTAATATTATGCCACTTGGCAAAGAGGAGGGTTAAGATGATAAGACTGAGAGATGAGGAGATAGAAATAGAACGAGAGGCTTATGCGATAGAAAGCAGGAAGATATGGGCAAGGAATAGGACTCGTGAATGGAAACTAAAAAAGCCTAGTGAGTTAGATTCATGTTTCGCAAGGGTAGCCCAAGCCCAACTCAAGAAAGCACTTTTGGGCGTAGGTAAGGAAGTTAAGAGAATGGATAATACTGCTTACCTTGTTCCTGACTATCATAAATACCGAGAAGCATTAAAAGAGGCGGGATTAGATGGATAAACGCAAAGAGCAACTAAAGGAACTAGGTATTGTAATTACTGGGAATTTAGACTCTGCTAGAAAGAACCTTAACAGGAAATTTAACCCAGTAGCTAAGAGGAAAAAACTTAATGGAGGCAAGAAATGATTGAAACCACATTAGAACAAATCATTACATTCGGTCTACTTCTTTTTCTTATTGGTTTTATAGTAAGCTGTCTGCTTGGTGAAAAATGGAGTAGACATGGATAGTTTTTTACCAGAAAGAGGGACTGCTTTAGCCGAAGAGATTATGGCTTTCTATCCCACTGCTACCAGGGAGCAAATCGAAAGCTGGTCAGAAACTTGTGGTTATTCTACGATTGGCACCTTCAAGGATGCTGTTTATCGCCATTTCAAATTAAGAAGAGTGGCGACATATCCCATCCCTTCTTCAACGGGGGTAAAATCCAACGTACCCCTCAATTTACATCTTAATGGTGAATTGAAGACAGTAGCGATTATTGGAGATACCCATAATCCCTATCAGGACAATAAGGTTTTGCAATTAGTAGAAGATTTATTAGTGGAAGTCCAACCTGATTATTTGATATATGGTGGGGATATGTGCGATTTCTACCAGATTTCAAAGTTCGATAAAGACCCGAAAAGAGTAGTTGACTTACAATCTGATGTCAATAATACCAAGGCAATGTTTGAAAGACATAAGAAGATACTGCCCAACACAAAGAAGAAACTAATAGCAGGTAATCACGAAGAGAGATGGCAGAAGTTTCTATGGACAAAAGCCCCCGAACTATCCTCTCTAACTTGCCTCAGCATTACAGAGCTTTTTGATTTAGACGCTTATGAGATTGATTATATCCCTTATGAATGCGGGTTAATGATAAACGATATATTCCTTGTTCTTCATGGTGATATTGCCAGTATTCACTCTGGATATACAGCCAAGAGAATGTATGAGAAGCATGGTGGCTGTGGGGTATGTGGGCATTGTCATCGCGGTGGTTCTTTCTATAAGCGAGATAGGTTTGGCGTATGGGGTTGGTGGGAGAACTTTTGTTTATGCTCACTCTACCCTGACTGGATACAAAATCCCAACTGGGTGCATGGCTTTTCATTAGTTCATTTTCTAGGTAAAAAGAGATTTCTGACCGAGCAGATACCGATTCTGGGACATGCCCTTATGTATGGTGGTAAATTATATGAATAACTCTAGTTGGTGATAGGAAGAAGCGAGTAAAGGTGGAAGTATGAACATATTGCTTTTGAATATAGATAGTAAGCTACCCAATATCGCACTCCATAAAATAGCCATGTGGCACGCTCAGCAAGGCGATAGTGTTCTATGGGGTTCACCTATGGATATCTATAATGCGGACAAGGTTTATGCCTCTTGTATATTCACCAAGAATAAACAAAAAGTAGAGAATTTATTAGGGTTGCACCCCAATATTATGGCTGGCGGTAGTGGGTTCGACCTAGATATAAAATTACCACAAGAGATTGAGGGCGTAAAGCCACATATAAACTACGGTTATACTTCTTTGGGGTGTATCCGCAATTGCCCCTTTTGTATTGTACGACGCAAGGAAGGATATTGGCATGCTATTGGGGACATTTATGATGTTTGGGATGGTAAAAATGAATGGGTGGTGCTTTATGACAATAATCCCTATGCCGATGAAGACCACTTTGAAAAGATAGCCAGGCAAGCGATAAGAGAATCACTGGCTATTGATTGGAATCAAGGTATGGACATTCGCTTATTGACAGTTCGCATAATTAAGTTGCTAAATGAAGTTAGGTTAAAGGGCGGTGTTCGATTTGCCTTTGATTATCCTGAATTAGAGCCAATAGTTAGAGAGAAAATTGCCCTGCTTCGCCAACACTACAAGCGGAAGTATATTTTCTTCTATGTTTTGGTCGGCTTTAATACTACCTTCGAACAAGATTTACAACGTTGTAATCTACTGCGGAAGCTCGACTGTCGCCCTTACATTATGAGGCATGAGAACACCCCAAGAGAGAAACAATATATAAGACTAGCTGAATGGTGTAACCAATTCTGGACATTCGCCAAGTATGATTTTGAGACATTTTGCGTGGAATATGAGAAAAGATGAAAAACTGTTACATACATATCACTTGCCCGCAATATCTATCAGGGGATAACAAGCCCCCCAATCAGCATGTTAGAGATACAGTACCCTGTAAGAAATTCCTACAATCTAACTGTGAGATGTATATGAAATTATGTGAATGGCATGGTGAGCAACCAGCTTGTAAGATAAGGAGGAAGAAATGAAACCAACAAAAGAGCAGGAAGAAAGGTTCTGGGAAGGGTGTGGGCTTGTATATCATCCTCTTGAAACTTTCCCCGAAGAAGAGACTGCCTACGAAGGGGGCATTGTGTGCCGACAGCCTTACTGGGAATATCCAGATGGGTCTACCCATCAAGCACCGCCTGACCTTACTGGCATTGAGGCATTAGGAAACCTGTTCCTGCATGCTGTGCCAGTCTATAAGTTCCACTATGGAGGAGAAGCACTGTATAAACTGCTAGTTGATTGGGCTTGCAAGGTAAGCCTAAGCAGAGAAGAGGTAAATCCTGCCCTAGCTCTATATTGTGTATTAGATAAGGAGAAGTAAATGACAGAAGATAAACGCCCAACAGAAGAAGAAATGAAGCTCAAGATAATGCAATATCTTTGGGGTGGAGTTGATTATAAAGAGTTCATACAATGGCTAAAAGATAGGGGGCTAATTCGCTCAGAGGAGTTGTGATTGATGATTAAGGAGAGCTTCCAATTCTTGAATGCGTTTAGCCTTAGCTTGAAGAATATGTTTATGTTTCCTATCTGGAAAAGCAACCAGATTTTGCGGCCGATTATCATTTCTAATCCCATTCAGATGATGAATTATCCACCCCTTCGGCACAGGCTTACCATGATATTGCTCCCATATAAGGATATGCTCTTTAACATACCCCTGTTTAGAAGCACGGGGGTGTTGCGGATACCAAATAAGTACATATCCAAGACTGATGAAGCGACCCCCTCTCCATTGGGGATGTTGAGCCCCCCTGAGCGTATGCATAATTCCCTGTTCCCATTTATGTTTAGTGGCACAACTATAACAACGCTTGGATTCCTTCAATATAATCACACCGCAATCAGTGCAAAAATTTGCGGGGTTTTGTATTCCCATAACTTTATTTTAACACAATGTAATCTATATTGCAGGCTGATTAAGCCTGATGAGTAACGGAAAGGAGGAGAAAATGAGTTGGAGACCTAAAGAGAATTGGGATAATCCCTTTCATAAAACTGGAGATTTTGGCGAGGAAAGTTGGAATGAGCAACCTGAATTTTCTGCTTATGAAGCTGGTGCTGATGCGATGTTGAGGGAATTGAAAAAGAGTTATGGCACAAAGGTAGAAGCTACAACTACATGGTCTCTTGTCATTGAGGCTAAGGGGAATCACGAAGAAACCCTTGATATACATAATCCCGATAATTTGATAAGGCAGTGTGGTAAGAAGGGATGGGTAATCTTTATCCCAGAGGAGGATTAAATGATAAGAATTTGCCCTATATGCGGATACGGCCATTTATGGATTACATGCGATATTATAAGATTTTGCTCTAGGTGTTGGCGACTGGTTATTCCAATCGTAACACCTCAGAGGGAAAATGAACTATCCTGAAGTATTACTAACCTGCGGTGATGTTCCCCTTGACACACGTAGAAAGGAGGTGAAAGTATGCCTAGTAATCATCTACTTATCAACAACAGTATGGAGTATACCGTTCCTGACAGCAAAATGGATGACTTCTTAGAGTGGCTAGATAGGAACGGTCACGCAGTTGAAACGTGTCTTGGTAATCCGCCTGGCACAATTGTTGATGAAACAAATAAACCTGATGTTATTAGTTAGTCTGTTTATCCATTACAGGGAGGCGACCATTTTGAAACCAAGTCTCTTTCTTCTGCTAAACGTGTAGTTTCCCCAGCATTATTGATATGGGCATGTATATGGGTGCCCCCATTTCGCTTGATACATGGCATTTCATCATGGTTATTTAAGCGTTCACTGAGGTTGCCCGTTTGACCAATATAAACTGGTGCCCATGTATTGGGTTTGGTTTCTTTGGCGAAGATATAGTTACCAGGTTCAGCTTTAAAAGAGGTTCCAATTGCATAAATCCAGTAGAGGTACTTTTCCCCGGATGTTCCAGCCCAACTAATTGTTGGTGTCTCTGCCATAATATCACCCCCTTTAATGTGGATCATACTCCTAAACTAGGGGATGTCAAGATATGGTTGACAAAGTGTCAATAACTTGACTTTTTACTCAAAATACCCCGAAAATGTAAGGAATAGTGAGAAAAAGTAAGAAAATCACCAAAAATATTTTCACTCAGGCACAAAATAATTGCTCCAGGTGTTGACTTTTGGTCAAATGTGTTATACTAGCTACAGATTGTCAGGGCTGACAAGTTTATCAAGTTAGACAGACTTGATAAAAAGGTGCTATAAAAAAAAAGGAGCTAGGACAATGAGCGAGGAAAAGAAGAAAGACCCCGTCGAGAAATTGGGAAAGGACTTTCGTGACTTCCAGAAAGAATGGAGGAAATTTCTAACAAACGATTTTCACCATTTGGTTGACGATGTTGCTACCCTAATTAAACAAAATGACAAACAACATGCCGAAATACAGCAAGGTGTGATGCTGATGCAGGGAAACATGGAATCAATGAATAAGACTATCAACATGGGGATTGAAACAACTAGACGCATCGTCACGATATTGGAGCGAAAACATTAAGGCTATGCCTAAAGTAAAAGATGCCGGGACTAAAAACCTAGAGGACCGACTGTATTGGAGCTTTTACTTTATTATGCCCAGGTTATAGTAGATGAGAACTGTGTGGTGAAAGATGGACAATGATTACTGAAAAGAAAGACATAGAACCCACATATAAAGACTATCAGGGTTGTAAACATTACCTCATTAAAAAGGTGATAAACGGTAAGATTGTCAAGGTTAAGGGAGAATGTTTGAATTGCCCCTGGTCTGAATGTATAGCTGAGTATAAGGAACCGCCTCCGTGGGCAGAAAAGAATAAAATCAGGGAGCTATTTGACGAGTATGCCTCTCGTGTAACCAAGCACTAAGTGGGCTTGGAAGGTAAAGAAAAAGCCGATATGACTCACCGGCTCTTTCCTAGATTGTAGTGCGTGATTATTCTGCTTTGGCTAGGGCTTGCCTCATCCCATTTTGCAAGACTGGTCATATCTGTTCCCTCTGAGTAAAGAGCTTGCTCCTCTACGGCTTCGCCCATAATTCTACTAGCTTCCTTATTCTTCGATTTCCATTTAATCTCTATGAGGTCACGCTGTTTGAAACTGAAAACAAAGTATATATTGTTTTTGATTAACTCTATTAACTCTTGCTTAGTAAGGTCTTCAAGTTCAAGTTCTTTCAATTCCTCCTCCTTTCAGCATATATCTGATACTTCTCTACCTCGCTCTCATGGCGATTATGGGTTCGTTTACTCCACCTTATTAAGTTCAGTAGCTATTGTAGCCTGTGGTTCAGTAGTGATTTTGACAAAATCAGGTGTGTCTGCCTTCGCTATCTTCTCAAAGGCTGATACATCTAGTTTCAATGCCATCTTGTGCGACTTAGCCCAGTCAAAGGCAACCTTGCCATCATAGTCTAGCTTGGTTACTTCCCTGATACCCACACCTACTGCCGGTGCTTTGTTGCCGGTCTCAGCATAGGCTTGGAGTGTGAGTTCTCGGAGCTTGACTTCGGCTTCGGTTACTTCTTGTGCTACAGCAACAACAATGTCAAGCATATCTTTGTTCTCGTCCACCCATTCTCTTTGACAGGCGGTCTTAACTGCTACTGCATTCTGTGCCCGTTGTCTCGCCTCAGCCACCACCTTGATTTGTTCCTCTAATTGTTTAGTCTCTTGCATCATTTACCTCCTTTATATTTTTCCCAGAATGTGTGCCAATCACTATAAGAGATTTTTACCCAATCAGTAACTCTAGGGTCTCCGTAGCTTTCTAACTCCAACTCCCTCTTTATCTCCTCGGCTATGATGGGGATGGCCTTGATTAGTTGATCTTTGGTTATGACCTGCGGATAGTTGAGCATATCTAGTGTAGTATTCTCTCTACAGGCTTTTAGCCACGCCTCTTTCATTTCTTCAGGTGTCAACAAGCACTTCTCCACCAGTTTATCTGTCATCTTGACCTCCTTTAATTTCTATATCACTCTCTACTTCATTGCCCCAACTTAAAGATACTCACTTCAGTTAGCTCTGGGGTGAAAAAACTAGGTTTACCCCTACACGGGATTGGCTTGTCATAAAGGACTGGCTCGCTAACCATAAAACCATACTTTCCAAAGAACCACGGGCTAGGGTGTAAATCCACACATCCAGTAATATTTAGCTCGCCTATTATCGCCCCAAAAGTCAATCGGCTATAAGCAAGCATAAACTCACTAGCTTGCCTGTTCGACAATCGTTTCAGCATAAAAGCTAGAGTCTCCTTGTCCATATCTGATTGCGATTTACTAGCGTGGACATAAATCCGCCCCCTGAATCTTGTTTGCCAATTCCGATTCTCTATATCCTTAAATCCCTTACACATCAACCACGCCCAAGGTTGCTTAAAACTCAGCGCCTTATATTTAACTTCAAACATTAAACCTTCCCCTTTCAGCATATATTATCTGATACTTCTTCATACTAACCTCCTCTCGATAATTTCTTACACTCCATACATACAACCCTCACTTCCTCCAGGTTCTTGATGCAAGGGTGAGAACGGAGCTTACAATGTCCAAACTGTAGGCAGTAATTGTCCCTGAGATACCTAATCATTGTTGGCGACATCTTCCCTTCCTTTCCTTAACATTCAATTGTTAAGGTGCTACTTTCTTTTTGAAGGGCAAACCAAGTCCAAAGTGCCTTGCCATATCTTTCACCAAATCCAAGTTATTACACGATTTGGCGATAAGTTGACCTCTCTTGTTGCTCTCAGGTAGTTTCATAATTTTATCTATATCAGTAAGATGAATTTCTACTTGAGTAATCAGGTCTTTCAGGTATTTCTTATATCGCTTTTCCGGGGTCATCTTCTAAACCTCCTCAGCTAGAGTATTATAATCCGTGTTCCTTTGCCATATCCTTAATTATTTTCTCAAGCTTGTTAAAGCGTTTGATAATAGATATGGCTTTAGCATCTAATTCCCGGGCTTCCTTTAGTACATTGTGTGATTGAATCTTGAACTCATCTACTTCCTTAACAAACTCTTGTTGTTCAGGTGTTAGTGGCATCTCATCCCTCCTTTATTTACTTACCGCCTCACGGCTGACCGGGGACCTCAACCCCCGGCCAGATAGTCAAGCGGTTAGCTATTTTGAACTAGACGGACATTGAGGGCTTGTGCCTTTGGCTCATCAGCTATCATCCAAGCTGGATTACCGATATACAGGACACCAGCAGGCTCTATTCAATTGTTAAGGTGCTATTTCATATATTAAGTTCAATATCACTCGCTACTTCATAGTTCGCCTATGTCAGTTCTTCCAGTAATGCCCTAACCCATCTTTTGGCATCAGTATTAGCTACCGAAATATCACACAAGTGAGTGCCAGATTTAAGTTCTTCGCCTTTGTCCGCACATTCTCTTGTTATGGAACGCTCAATCACTTCTAATAATTCTTTTATTCTATCCAAGGCTAGCCCTTCTAAGCTACCTTTTTTCATTATCCCTCCTTTATTCTATTTGTTAGGTTAGCTGCCTTTTTTCTCTTGCTGTTGTTCCCAAACCTCAATGGCATATTGTATGGTATGGCAAATATCACTCTGTGCTATGGATTTATCAAGGTTGTACTCGAAGAGGTCGATACTATCGAGAATTGTGCCATCTTCGTCTGCAAGGTGTAAGATATAATGCTTGTTGATTGTTGTCATCGCCTTGCCCCCTTTGTTTATTCTAGTCTCATTTTACTATAGTCTAGTCAGGCTGTCAATACCCCCCCCTAGGCGTGAGCTGAATATTTATTTTGTGCCTAATCTGTTCTGAAATGTGTTTTTAATCTGTTTGTGGTATAATAAGATAATGGTACAACGAAATAGCAATGATTATGGTTATAAAAACCCCGATCCAGCTAAGGGATGGCAGCCTGGTCAATCTGGTAATCCTAACGGCAGGCCAAAGAGTTCAGTTACTACACTCTTAAAGAATAGAAACCCAGAGGACAACAAGAAAGTAGCTGATACACTCTATGCCCTGGCTATTCGAGGGGATATGTCTGCTATAAGGGAATACATAGACCGCACTGATGGTAAGGTAACTGAAACCAGGCTAACATTGGGCATTATGGCTCATACAACACCCGAACTCTTAGAACAAGCCCAGAAACGGCTTACAGGCGCAATGAATGGTACCCGGGAGCTGAAGGAGAAGTATAATGTTGAAGGGACAAGCTAAGAAAGACTATCAGCGTACATATATGAAGGACTATATGCGCAATCTGAGGCTAAAACAGCGTGTGTTAAGACCTGTTGTTAAGACCCAAGAGCTGGATGCAGACGGTAATATCGTACCTGAGTATTAAGGAGGAGATATGTGGGTAGTATGTGCTCAATGCGGCAGGGACTTTGTATTCAATGGTGGCACCGACACCGCAACCTATCGTATCTGTAGGGATTGTCGTAGTAAACCAAAGAAGGGTGCAAACCCTCAGCCCAGCAAGTTTACATATATAGTGCGTCCCATAGGAGAATAGAATGAAGCTAGGGATACCAGGTTACTAATCCGTCAGTTACTAGCCTGTTGTAGTGTGTATCAGTTGTGAGTGAAGGACTATTCGGGAAGTGGGTTGGGCACACGAGATGGGGTTATTATATTGTTAATCAAGCAGGTAAATTTTTATCATATTTTAGGCTTACTTTACATAAGGGAGAAATAATGGATACATCAGAGACTTATATCAAACATATTAGAGAGGGGTTGATGTGGATGAAAATTGAAGCTGAGTATGTAGCTTATCACCATTATTTAAGGGAAAGGTATGGATGGTTTTATAAACTATGGGGGTGGTTAAGTTAAAGCGGATAAGATGACTAATCGAGAAGAGATAAGGGAAGCAACTCAGTATTTATTTTGCCAACACTGTAAGGCCATTCAGAAGGTTATGGGTGTTGTGGCTGACTGCTGGTATAATCCACTGAATAGAGAAGCTCCTGCTTTTTGTGCTAGCAACGAGGATTTCATAACACAACACTTTAAGGATATGGATTCTCGAGGAGTAGTGATAAAGGTAGATAGGGAGTTGCCTGAAGAACAGGTATAATGGATGGGGTGATAATCCAAACGCTAGATGGTATCCGTTTTACATGGCGCATGATAAGGCTCAACAAGATATGCTCAGGGCTGGCTATGTAGCAACTGAATCTTTAATTAAGGAGGAGAAATGGAAAAGATGATAAATTGTGCGGTGAAGTTTTGGGATAAGCAAATAAATAATCGCTTTTGGAGTATTATCGGCTTCTTTTGGCGGTAAGGTCATTGCTTGAGATAGCAACTATACCATTGATATGAATTACGAAGATATATTATATCAGAAGTTAAGAGATTGCCTTAACGTGGTGGAGTTAGGGGTTGCGGGACGCATACTTTGTTTTGATTCCAAGTTGCAGACATTCATTTTATATATGCACAGCACGAGTCCTGAAAAGACTTACGAAGCGACTGAATTAGCGTGGGATAGTATACCCAAAGAATTAAAGGTAGAATTACGGGAAGTAGGGATGGGCTTTGCTGGTAGGCAAATATAAAAAAAATGAACTATGAAGAAATCCTGACTAATTGTGCTTATAAAGAAGAGACAGATTTAACCCCAGAAGACAGAGAAGTTTGGGAACACGAAAGGGCTATCTGTCAGCTTGACTTTTTACATTTTCTGAAGTGGGCGAGGATTATCCGACCCCCAATGCCAGGACAAGTAAGTGAGAGTATTGTTCCTTTAGAGATGTGGGAACATACACAAGAAACGATTGCCACCCTTTTAAGGGAAAAGCACATCTCTGTCTTAAAGGCTCGCCAGATAGGTTTATCAACGACAATTGCTGTTTATGTAACCTGGTATGCTTTGGGTCATATAGGGGCGAATGTTCTTTTATTCTCTCAGGGACAGGATGAGGCGAAGGCTCTTTTACAAAAGTGCAGAAATGTTTATGACCAATTACCCAAATTTTTGAAATTCAAATTAGACCCCGACTCAAAAGAAGCGATAGGTTTTCCTGTTATTAAAAGTGTTATCAAGGCATTACCCTCAACGACCTCGGCTGGGATTGGGGAGACAGCTTCTATCTTAGTATGGGATGAACACGCCAAGCATGAATACGCTGATACGAATTATACCCATGCCAAACCAACTATAGACGGCGGCGGGCAGGTTATTTCAATTTTCACCGCAGACCCGTTTGGGAACGATAATTTGGCAACAGCTATCTTTGAGGATGCTCTTAAAAAGAAAAACGGTTTCTATCCTCTTTTTTTCTCTTGGGATGTTATACCTGATAGGGATGAAAAATGGTATGAAGAGACCATGCGAACTATCCCCGAAAGAGATTTAGCCAAATTAAGTCCTACTCTTTATATGGCTAAAAATTATCCTCATTCTATAGAAGAAGCTCTTTCTACGGCTGAATCTGTAGCGGTGTTTGATAAGAAGGTTCTTAATCTAATGATGCAGGATGTCAGGGGGCATATAAACGAAGGATGGGAATTGGACGACTCGATTCATATTTATAAAGATTATCATGTTGGGAATAAGTATGTCGCCTCTTCTGATGTTAGTTGGGGGGTTGGTGCGGACTTTTCGGTTACAGGGGTAATGGACGAACACGGTGATATGGTGGCTGATATTATGTCTAATAAGTTAGAGCCTGACGAATTCACCGAGTATTCTGTGGAACTTTTAAAGCATTACAAAAACCCTTGGTGGTGGATTGAGAATAATGTCGCTGGTGGTGGGAGAATTGTCATAAAGAAAGCTGTTGAATTGGGATATAAGAAATTAGGTCATAAGGGAGATATTACTTGGAGTCAACTTGACAGACCCGAGATGCTTTCAAAGATAGGGTTTTCTACTAATGAAAAGTCAAGGACGGACTTATTCGGTGGTTTGATTTCTGGTATAAACGATATGCAAATAAGGATTTACAACGAACAGGGATTGAGGCATTTCTTTAATATGATAAGAAACTCCAACAAAAATGGTAAAATAGAAGCAATGTCCTCAACTCACGATGACTATGTTATAATGACAGGGATATGCCTTTTGAAAAAGAGGGATATGAAGCAGGAAATCTTAAAACCCATTGAGACATTAACTTTTGGAGAAAAAGATGTCCCACCAGTGATACAGAAACTTATAGATAGACAATTACAGGGGGTAAGTTAATGGTCAAACAGGAAGAGATACAGAGGATAATAAGGGGAGTCATAACCAATTATTGTGATGGGACTTATAGCAGATTGGGTGGTGCACACTTTATCGAATATTCAGAAGACCACAAACTACCGCAAGAGTGCGTTGAGGAAATGGAATCGGAGATGCTGAAATATCTCCGCTCTCAGGGTATAGCGATAAACTAGGAGGATATATGCCGAAGCGTGATGAAAAGCCTACCAAAGAAAGCATTTTAGAGCAGTTTGAATTCTGTAAGAAATACTATTCTAAGCTGAGAACTTGCTATGAATGGGATGAGAACTTCTATAATTTAGATTTTAAGAAAAAACTGCATATTCCAGGTGAGTTTGCGAAAGACAGGGTTGTTCTGCCCACGGCTAGAGATGTCGTGGATACTGGTATAAATCACACAAATATCTTTAATGCTCGTGTTTTCACCAATAAAAAGGGAACATCGGAAATCGGGAAGAAATCTGCCGAGATGTTGCGTAAATTAGGTCTTGGGATAATTCACGGGATAAATGTAGAATCTCGTATAGCTCCCGCCCATGTCGGGGCAAAGCATTACTGGAAGCACGGATTAGCAGTTTTTAAGACCATCTGGGACGCTGATAGGTGGATAGATAAACCCGAACAAAAAGACGGTGAATCTAAAGAAAATTACGCTGTAAGATTGGATGAATGGCGGGCTGGGCAACATCTTTCCCTTCCAATAGTTATTAAGGCTATAAATCCGTATCACATAATGCCCGACCCCTATACTGGGGGAGATTATTATGTCATAGAGTGGTATAAGAGGAAATTATATGATGTCAAAAGAATCTGGCCTCACTTCAAGGATAAAAAAGGCAGAGAACCTGATGATATGATAGAAACCTTCTCTTTTTGGACAGACAAATACAGGGCTGAGTTTGTGGAAAATGAGTCTATGCTGAAAATCCCTGGTGGTGTAGTAGCCCACAAATATGGCTTTAACCCTTATACTTTAATAGAATCTGGACTTGGGGATGAGGATACAAATAATAAGCCAGAAAATAGATATGTCGGCCTGTTAAGATATATGTATGACCTTCTAGTTTCTGAATCTATGAACTATAGTTTAAACAATATCTTGATGGCGAGAGAAACAATGAAGGGCGGATATATCACGGGGGCGGATGCTGGTTCTCTTGGGGAAATCAAACAGGAATACGGCAAATACTGGCCTGTGGGAGATAAGGATGTAGAGTTTCACGATTGGGAATCCAAGGTACCCCCAGAGGCCTCCTTTAGACAATTAGCCACTACTCACGACTATATTTCGGCTCACGCTGCACCTAGAAGTGCTAGAGGACTTTCTGAGGTTGGAGTGAGAAGTGGGGCTGACCGAAGGTTAATAATCGCTGAGGCTTCAGCTATTTATCAATACGCTACTCCTGCTTTCCAGAATGGTTGGGCACAGATACTTTCAAAATGTGCGATGTTAGTAAAGAATGTTATCCCAGGTGACTTCGAGATATGGACTAAAACACCTACAGATGAGTTTGATGTAGTGGTTAAAAAAGATTTAATCAGAGAGCCACTTAATTATTATGTTGAGTTTGCACCCATCTCTGAAGAGGATGAATATAGACGGCAGGATTCTTTATTAAAGATGTGGAATAGTGGGGATGGAATCACTACTCAGGAGTGGACTTGGAATCAAATGTCCAATGTTGACCCAGAAAGGATGAGAAGACAGCAGGAGAAAGAGAATTTAAGAAGGATGCCCTCTTATAATCAAATCAAAGACCAGACAATGGCTATGTTATATCAGCAAGCTTTAGGACAAGTTGGATTGCAAGGTCAACCACCTCAAGGACAACCAGCTCAGGGAACATCTCAAGGACAGAGACCTTTAGTTCCTGAGATTCCGAACCGAGCACCTCTTGGGTCAGCACAAGATTTAGATAACCAATTAAGGAATCTAGTACAACAGAATAGTTCGGGGATACAAGGCGGACAAGGACTTGGTGGCGGAGGTCAGCGTTGATGCCACACTTAGGGGAGACTGGGAAAGATGAAAATGGACGATGGCAAATTTGGGTGGTTTGTATATATTGTGGCAAGGAGAGATGGCTAAGTTGCATTAAGAAACTTCTCAATAAATATAGTTGCAGGAGTTGTTCTGCTAGGCATCGTGATTATAAGGATTATCCCAAGGGTGATAGGGCTTCAAATTGGAAGGGTGGGCGTTTTTATGACACTGATGGGTATGTAATGGTTTGGTTAGATAAAGATGATTTCTTTGCGCCTATGATTAAAAAGGATAGGTATACAAGGGAACACCGTCTCGTTATGGCAAAGCATCTTGGTAGATGCTTGCAATCCTGGGAGATAGTACATCATAAGAATGGGGTTAAGGACGATAACCGAATCGAGAATTTGGAACTCTCAACTACGGGTTCTCACAGTCGTCAGCACAACAAGGGTTATCGTGATGGGTATAGGCAGGGTTTTCAAGATGCACAAGATAAGCAAATCCAAGAATTAAAACAAGAGATTAGACTACTTCGTTGGGAAAATAAGCGTATAAAAGAGGAGGTAATAGGTAATGCCAAATGACCTAGAAATTATGCAGGAATTAGTTAAGGAAGACCTTGAATTGATGAGGGAAGTTATTGCCGAAGATATACTGCCCTTAATACAATTCAGAGAACAATTAGAGAAGAAAGAATTTGAAAAAGCGTTTCGGGAAATGAAAAAACTTGAGGAGGAAACATAATGCCAGATGGATTTGATTGGAGAAGAAATCTATTCCCGTGGAGTGACCCCACAAAAGCAAGTTTATTTCAGGGACTACTTGGTCAACGTGCTCCTGCGGCTAGACCGATTGCACAACTTACACCCCGCACTTTTGATATTTTGAGGGGGTTACAGCCCGAAGAAAGGGCTGGTTTAGTAGAACCCCCCAAACTTACAGTTCCCCAGAAAGCAGCACAAAGGCGTGCTGCAGAAAAGGAAGCTGCAGGAGTGGATTTAGGGGGAAGGGGACGGATGGGCTTTGAAACCTTTAAGGAGGCACTTGGCTCGCTTCCCAATGAGAATTGGGAAGTTTACAAGAATGAGTTTGGTAATTTTGATGTTAGGCGGAAAAAGGCCACTCCTTCAATAACCCCTTACCAACGACAACAATTAGACCTTCAACGACAGCAATTAGAACCACGGGATATTACAGCATTTCAACAAGAGCAACTTCTTACACAGCGAGAACAATCAAGGAGAGAGGAACTTTTTAGACAGCAGCAATTAGGGTTTCAACAACAACAGTTAGGTCAAGCGGAAACACAATTTCAAGCACAATTAGAATTTCAACAGGAGCAAGCAAGATTCGCTGCAGAAGAAGAAGAAAGGCAATACAGGTCGCAACTAGCTGCTAACCCGATAAACTGGTTACAATATTCTGCTTATACAGGAGAACCCCCTGTTATACAACCTTGGATGATTCCATTAGGATTTCAGAATGTGGGTGGGGATGTAACTCCTCAAGGATTACAGGCAGGTCAACCCATACCAGGATTCCAAGGGCAAGCAGGTCAAAGGGATATACAGAGTTTCGGGGATTTGCCCCAATTGACAACTCCATCTGCTCAACTTCAGGCTAGATGGGGGCCGACAGCACAGGCTCAATTCTTAGGATATAGACAAGCAAGAACAGGTGCTGCGCCACAAGAGACTCAATTCAGGTTAGGTGCAGGACGAGCGCCTACAGGGCGATTTGGGGGATTTAGCAGGTTTAGATAAATGACTTTAGAAAGACAAGTTAGGGCACTTTCACCAGAAGCCTTAGATATATTTCGTAAGCAACTTCCCCAGAGACTTAAAGAGATGGGGGAGTTAGAGAGAAATACTGCCCTTGAACAATTAAAGAGATTACCTGAACTTAAGTTAGGGGGGTTTCAATCGCAACAAGCCCCTCAACCTATCACCAGACAGCCTACAACGCCCATACAAGCCCCTCAAGACATTCCTTGGTGGCAACACCCATTAAACTGGATAAGAACTGCCGAGCAAGCTGCGGGTACATTTTTAGCTGCCCCATTTACTCCTTCGGTTGCAGGGACGGAGAATCTTCCGTGGTGGCAAAGAGAAAGGGCTGAATATGAGGCTTGGGATGAACCGAGTTTTCAAGTTCAACCTCTTTTTAGACTTCCTTGGACACCACAAGAGATAAGGGATAAGCCGTGGACTATTGGCGTTAAAGGTGCTTTAGAGACAATTCCTTGGTTTGCTACGGCTTTAGCCACTGGGGGATTGGCTGGGCTAGGTGCTGTGGGCGTGAAAACTGGTCTTGGGGGTCTAGTGCGGGCTGCCTCGCTGGGACAAAAGGCATTGCGCCCTGTTATTGCTGCGGAGAGAGCATTGGCCTATCCGATAACTAAACCACTTTCAATAGCGGCAAAGAAGATTGCACCTAGAATTGCAGATGCTGGCGCTCGTATTCTTGCTGACTTACAGCCAGTAGATGATGCTATATCTATTGCAACTCAACCGAGTAAATTACGAAGTTTGGTTAATATGGAGATTGGGGGCAGAAACCCCCTGAAGGGATTAGCCAGTGCTATAGGTGGCAGAATGGCTACAGCTAATAATCCAGCCACATTATCATTAGTAGGAAGAGATGTATTAAGATTTGAGGGTTCCAATAAAGCTACGGCAGCTATTGCTACGTTGAATAGAATGGGTGATTCTAGGCGATTGTTTAAGTTGACCGATGATGGTCTAATGGCTATTCGGGGCAAGCAGGTTCATCTTAATGAGATTAGAACCTTTCCTAAGAAATATTGGGATGATTTAACTGAACCACAAAGGGCGTGGATAGAACAGGCTCAATTATTAGAACGGGAAAAGAAGGCATTATTTGAAAGATATGGTATAGAAGTTCCCGAATTAACCTTTGAAGAGGGTGGTGTATATGCGGGTAGGCGGGTTCTGGGCAAGTTTGATGCCGAAGGTAATCTAATAGATACTGCTTATATAGGACGAGGACAACCAGGTAGACCTGGCGCAAAGACAGCAGCACTCAAATCAAGGCAATATGAAGATATAAATGATGCCATTAGAGACGGATTCCGCTATCTTCCCGAAGAAGAAGCCCTTTATTATAATATCACTGGTGCTTATAATAGTGTCGCAAATAGACAATATACAGATTGGTTTCTAGAGAGAGTTCCTTGGCGAACCACTGCAGGTCCAGAAGACTTGAAGGCACAAGTTAACTTCTTTAGAACTGGGGTTACAGGAGCTAGGGCGTCTCTAAGAAATGCACACAAGAAACTTAAACAGAGTGCGAGAGACATTGAACGCCAACAAGGAGTTACATTTAGAGCAACAGAGGAAGTTGGGGATTTACTCAGTGAAGTAACCACAAGACAAGCATTGAAGCAAAATGTAAGTTATCTCAAGGGAAGACTTAGTGCGGAGAAGAGGTATGCCAATAAGTTAGCGAGAACCTATGCTAATGTAGCTAATAGAAACGAAGCGGCTTATCAGAAGGTTCTTGATGTTAGTAAGCGATTAGATGATAGGCTAGTAGAATTAGCAGAAATAGAACCTATATGGAAAGATGCTCTTGCTAAAGCCCGTAGAGCACCATTTGGCGGAGCAATTGCTCCTGATATACCGGCGTTTGCGGGCAAAGTCTTCACTAGCCCAGAAGCTAAGGAATATGTAAATATAATCCGTAACGAATTAAACCCTCAATTTAACGCTGCACTTAGTGCAATCAATCAGGTTAATGCTGTGGGAAGGTATTTTGCCCTAGCAGGAGATATGAGTCCGTTTGGTATCCAGCTTATCTTCTTAGCTGGTGCCCATCCCAAGATTTATGGTAAAGCAATGGGCGGGTTTGTTAGAGCAATGTTTGATCCTTTATATCACGATAACTTTTTGGCAAAGCATATCGGAACTATTCAGAGGCATCCTGGGTTAATATTAACCAGAGGCGGTTCTACAGAAATGACCGAAGCTATGGCTAAAGGGGGGTTACTCAGAAAAGGCCCCTTGAAAATAGCGGGCAAAGTACTGGAACCATTCCAAAGAGGATTTGAGTCTGCTTTGGATACTGCGGGAATTTATATGGCAGAAGCCTATGAACATCTTGGAACTACTGCTGCACGTAGAGCACAAGTAGATGCTTTTATAAATGAATTCAGGGGGTTACTTAATACTACAAGAATAGGAATATCAAGTGGACAAAGGCAAATAGAGAGAGGGGTGATACTCGCTCCTCAATATAATCGTGCTATTGGGGCTTTAATGTATGACCTCACGCAAGGGAATTTAAGGGGACAATTAGCCAGACAAGCCGTGGCAAAGGGTACGGCTGCGATAATGGCAATGACCGTAGCTGTCTCGATGGCTATGGGGGAATCAGAAGAAGAAATTGTAGACCATCTCAATCCATTATCAACTAATTTTATGACTTGGGATATAGTGGGGCAAAGAATTGGGCCTGGTTCAAAGGTTAGAAGTTTACTTGCTACTTTTGGGAAGATGACAAAGAGACCAGAAGATACCGCCTTTTATGCGGGTAGATTTTTACAAGGTAATTTCTCACCATTCCTTAGAACAAGTATGGATTTAATTTCAGGCAAGGATTTTATGGGCGACCCGACAAGGGATGGATTGCCTAGTTTAACAAAAACAATATTAGCAGAGAATCTACTCCCTATCTGGGTGCAAAGTGTAGCTTTAGAGGGTGGCGATTTTGCAGCAAGAGTAACAAGGGGGATAGGAGAATTTGGAGGTATGCGGGCTTATCCCCAAAGTGCTTATGCCGAACTAAAAGACAGGCAGGATGAATTGGCTCAAGAGCAATATGGAGTGACTTGGGATGAATTAGGGCAACGCCCAGATGGTTTTCTGCTTCAGTCCCAATTATCCAGAGACCAAGAATTACAGGATTTAACAGCTAAAACAGCAGAACAATCTGAGAAGTTTGCTCGTAGTGAACAGTTAGTATGGAATGAATATACTCAACAAGCTGACCGTATCGGTGTAATGGTTACACAAGAACTTAATCAAGCATCGAGACAGTTTGAAACTACAGGGAATGGCAGCCAATTAAGAGAAAGGGTTAATCAAGCATATTGGCTTAAAGCCCAGATGATGAACGATTTACTTAAACAAGACCGCTTTGTTATTGTAAGAGATACCTTTAATGTGCCACTAACAGAAGAGCAAAGGGCTGATATGCAACCCCAAAAACTTTTATATCGTGACTATAATCAGATAATGTATGCGCCAGATTTATATGATGAATTTGGAGAATATAGGTTTGACGAAGCCGATAGGCGAAGAAATCTTTTTATACAGCAATATGGAATAGAAGCGCTTAATTCTGTAGAATCTGTGATTGGGGAACGTAGAGTAGATGAGCCATCTGCGGTAAAGATGCTTAGAGAGGCCAGACGGGTTTTACAACCCTATTGGGATATAGAAAGACAGGTATGGAGTCAACTGCCAGGATTAAAACAAATATCAGACCAGATTAAGATTTTAGAAAGAACAGACCCTCGACAGGCGAAAATAATGCTGTTTTCTTATCCCCAAATAGTTTTTGCCAGAAGGCAGATAGCGTTACTTAAGAGACAACTGAAAATGACGAGCCAAGAGATAACAAATGCGTTAAACCAATTCTATAGATTTTAGGAGGGGGAAATGAAACTAGGTAAAGTATCTATTACAAACAAGGTTTTGTTGAGTTGGCTACACTTTGAAGATGGCAGGATTGTGGATATTCGCAGTAGTTGTGATAAGGTGGGTGTATTAGATGTTTTAATAGAACATTCTGAAATGCCTGAATATACAGAGGGGGATTATGTCGTTCCAGTGCTCCCGTTGTATACCACGCAACTGCACAAGAAATGCGGACACCAAACAATTACAAGGGAACCATTAAAAGGAGAAAGCAATGCCACATAAAGGAAGTAAGCCATACAAAGCTACTAAAGGGCATCCAAAGCCGAAAGGGAAGAAATAGTGCGCAAACCATCGGCAATTTATTACTTATACACAGCAAGGGAAATAATAAAGACAAACATGCCATATGCCAAGACCTGTACGGAATATATCAAATTGAGGGAGGAAGGTGATGCCATACGCCGTCCACAAGAGAGGAAATAAGTGGGTTACGATAAATTCTGAAACTGGTCATGTAAAAGGAACCCATGCTACAAGGGAAGAGGCTATGAGCCAAATGCGCTTACTGTATCATGTTGAGCGTGGAGGCAAATTAACTAAGCAATGATAGACGAACAAGGATACTGTAGATGTGATGGCTGTAATAAGAAACTTGGAAGGTTTACAGTTAATTTAGACTTTGAAACTGTATGCCCTCGTTCTACTTGCAAGCGGTTTAATATATTCAAAAGAAGTAAGATGTTGGAAGCAATTACTAAAATAATGAAGAGTACGCTTTGACTTTCTAGTAAAGGTGTGGTATGATAGTGATATGAATAGTATTGAGAAACGGAGAGAATATAACAGGAAGTGGATGGCGTTGCATCCTGATGTAAACCGCAGGAATTTTCATAAGTGGTATCAGGAGAACAAGGGAAAACACTATGATTGGCGGATAGCATACGCACAAGAAAATCCTGAACGCCATCGTGCCCAGACCTATGCCTTCAGGGGTTTGCCTGCCCAAGTATGCAGCGCAGGTGGCTGCGAAGCATCGGGTGAGCGGCATCACGAAGATTACTCAAAACCATTAGAGATTACTTGGCTTTGCAAGAAGCATCATAAGGCAAAAAGTGCAAAATATCCACTTGTGGTATAATAAGATAGCCGATAGACGTAGAACCTTAAAAATGGAATAACTTATTGGTGGCGGAATAGGTAGACGCTCTAGCGTGAAGGCGAGTCAATGCTAATGTAAAGGTGTGAAAGCCGATGAAGCGGAGACATCTAGGGTGACAGAAATTCAAATCCCTAGCCGATAAGTATATTCTTAAATATTTAGAGCTACATAGATAGCCCATTTAAGAGGCTCATGAAGCCCTTGGTGGGCTTTTTTTATTTTAGACATCGGAGTGGACATGTAAACGTCAAATTGAGACTAAAAACGTGGACATTTTGTTGGACATTTAAGGGTGGGTTGAACCCATATAAAAAGGGGTTCAGGGTAGGCGGAATTAACTAGGAGGTAAAGATGAGCGACAAAGAGAACGTTCAACCAGAAGCAGTTTTGCCAGAAGGCAAAGATGTTTTGCCAGAGGTTAAGCCCGAAGTTAAACCAGAGGGCGAACCTAAAGAACAGCCTTTTAATGAAGAGCAAGAGGCTAGGATACAGCAGATGGTGGCACAGGCTACAGATGAAGCTACCAAGCAAGCAGTAGAAGCGGGTCGGCGACAACTACAAAGTGAACAAGACCGCAATATAAATACCGAAAAACGGGCTAGGTTTGCCGAGAGTAAAGCCAATGCCTATGAGACCAGTTTTAAAGGTCTTGATGAGGAAACTCAAAAGGACATAGAACTGGCAAGATACCGAGAACAAGATAAGTACTTTCAGTCAACCGCACAGGAAGATGCACAGAAACAACAGGATGCTGACTTTTGGGGAAGGATCAACACCCAAGTTTTGACTAATCTGGATAACCTTGGAATACCGAGAGACGATAAAAGATTGGATTGGGGCGAGGGTTCAAGGGATTTGCCCGAAGCCAGAGCGAGATTAGACGCTTCCGTGGCAAAGATAATAAGTGAAGAGAAAAAGGTGGCTGAAACAGATATGGAAAAGAGACTTACAGCGAAGATTGAGGAACAGAACCTTAGAAATCGCAAAGAGTTAAATCTTGACTTGGTAGATACTACCGCAGGAGGTGGTAGTGGGGATGATTCCGATGCTGAGTTCAAAAGAGCTTGGGGTTCGGGTGAACTTCCTAATACTCAAGTAAATATGAAGCGGGCTAGGAAACTAGAAACCGCATAAGGAGAAATAATATGCCAGCAGGATGGACAACCACTGGCTCACTTGCTGATAGTTTGGATGATGTCCGTTCTTCAGCAAGGATAGTCAGGGAATTTGAGGGGGTTATGCCCCAATTGGTAGATAAAGCAATGCTTGGTGAGGGCATTGGTCTTTCGTGGCAGGAAATCAAGTATGACCAGTTAACCGCACAGGCTATAACTGAAAATACGGATTTGGAAAACCCTCAGCAGTTAGTTGATTCACTGATAACAATTACTCCGACAGTGGTGGGTATTGAGACATTTATCACTGACCGGGTAGGGGCGAGAATCAGCAAAATAGGCTTATCTAAGATAGGTAGTCTTGGGCAGAACGCAATTCAGAGGAAGAAGGATGAGGATGGGCTGGTATTATTTGCCAGTGCTGGTACTACAGCTTCCCCTGGTGCTGGAACGACTTTAACTTCGGGCTATGTTGCCGCAGCTTCCTACAATGTTACTTCTAATACTACTGAGCCTGGGCATAAACCAATACGGTTTGTGAGTCACGGCTTCCAGCTAAAAGACCTCTATGACGAACTAGTAGCTGGTGTAGGGGCGTATGTGGTTGATGAAGGCCCAACTGCCAGAGTATTCCAGAACAGGTTTGACCTCCCAATAGCAGGTGTGGAGGTTTATGAGGATGGCAACATCACTATAGATGGTTCGGATGATGCTATTGGTGGTGTCTTTGCTATGGAGGGAATTATCCTGGTTCAAGGTCGTGCCCCCCGAATCATATCCGTAAGGAATGAGAAGAGGGGTGGTGGTGGAGATCATGTTTATCACTATGATGAATATGCTTATGGTATCAGGCTTTCAAACTGGGTATACCAGATAAAGTCAGATGCGACTGCTCCAACTTCTTAGAAGAGTTAATGAATGAGCGAAAGACGTGAAGTATGGCAAGAGCATCACGGTCTAATCCCTAAAGGGTGGTTAATTCACTCTCTGAACGGAAATAGGGGAGACGTTCATATAGAGAATCTTGCTGCTATCCCCAGAAATCCTGTTCATTTGGGTCAGGTAACTGCCCCTTATGTGGCGAGGATAAGAAATTTGGAAAAAGAGTTAAAACTCTTAAGGGAGAAATAAATGGCTACTATACAAAGTGGCACAGGAAGAATTGAGTTATTTGAGGATTTCTTAGGGGCAGAGTGGATTGTTGCTGAGACGGCTGCTTCAGGCGACCTCGGCCCGTTCAGGGTTATTGGAGATGGTGGCGAACAGAGCGATTCGGGCATAATAGTTGATGAAGCCCTAGTTCCCCTGAGTGGTGTAGGTATTTACACAACGTCAGGAGACGATAACCACGCTATAGGACTTAGTACATCATTGTGTTTTGAGATTGGGAAGATGGGAACATTGGTTGCAGAGTGCCGTGTGCAATTTGCTGATGTACTTACCAAGGGTTTTGCCTTCGGTCTAACCAACGAAAATGCAGATACCGTATCCATTGAAGATGATATAATCTCCATTTCTACTAATACTTTTACTATTTCAGCAGATGACTTTGTCGGCTTCTACTTTGATGCTGAGGCAACTTCTTATGCAACTTCTTGGCATGGTGTCTACAAGGGGGGAACTAGAACAGCGCCAACACTCGGAGTATCAGTTGACTTTCCCAATAACCTTATCGTAAACGGAGAATGGCAGATTCTGAGGTTCGAGATAGACACTAACGGCACGGCTCGCTGGTACATTGATGGCACACTATTGCAAACCATCACAGGTGCTGCCTCAACTACAGAAGACTTGGCTGTTGTAGCCTTACTTGGCGACCACGCTGGTGGTGCGGAAGTATGCTATGTGGATTATTTGCATGTCAGCGCTAATCGAGACTGGACGGTGTAAGGAGGAAATATGACCTTACAACAAAGTGGAAAAGGTGGAATTAGAATCTTTGAAGACTTTTGCGGCCCAGAATGGATTATCGCAGAAACAGCTGCCTCAGGTGCACTAGGCGCTCTTAGGGTTATCGGGCAGGGAATAGAAACTGACGACTCAGGCGTTATTGTCAATGAGACTGACCCTACTTTAAGTGGAGTTGCCCGTCTTACCACAACCGATGAAGACAATCACTCCTGTGGGCTTACCACAGCCCTGTGTTTTGATGTTGCAAAGATGGCTCCACTTGTTTTGGAATGCCGTGTTCAGTTTAGCTCCGCTGCTACCAAGGAATTTTTCTTTGGTCTCTCGGATGTTAATACCGATACGGCTATTCTTGAGACTGGTATAGTCTATATTGCTACGGCTAATGCCACAACTGTTGTATATGGTGCCTCTGACGTTTGTGGCTTCCTTTTTTCAGCCGAAGCTACTGACAGCACGGATTGGCATGCAGTCTATAAAGGTGGGGTTGCGGCAGCGGTAACTGATTCAACTGAACTTGATTTAGATAACACCCTCACTACTGGCGAATGGCAGGTTCTGCGACTTGAAGTAGACAACAACGGCACTGTCCGATGGTATATTGACGGGGTTCTATTAAAGACGTTAGAGGGAGCAGTTTCTACAACTACCGATTTAGCTGCTCAAGCTATTCTTCAGACCCTCACTACTACCTCTATGACGGCTGACCTTGACTACATGCTGGTCAAGGCTTCACGAGACTGGACAATATAATTTAGGGGCTTTGTGGCTTGAGCCTGAAATCAAGCCACGCCTAGTAAATTGCAACTTTTAGTTGCTTGGGAGGAAACATGGGAAAAGGATTTCATGGTGGTTTATCTCGCAAAAGAGCCAAGCTGGGGCTACAGCTTGATAGGGAGACTGCCACTTTACCAGCGACTACTTATGGTGCGTTATTTAATATAGTGGGGGGAAGGGTTGTACTTACCTCAATGATAGGTGAAGTAACGACAGTAATACATAGTCAGACAACCAATATAAAAATCACTGCGACCCCCACAACTGGCACGGCTGTTGACATCGCTACCAACCTAAACACAAACGCAGATGCGGTTCAAAGTCTTTATGGTATTGGTGCCTATGTTGCTGCCATGACAGGAGGAGCGGGAGGTACTAACATATCTTCTGCCAATGGAATAGTCATAAACACTGGAACACTAGGGATAACTACAGGGGCAACCTCAACAGGTTCAATCAAATGGACGATAACCTATATTCCACTGGACGATAACGCTTACATGGAGGTGGCATAGTGAGTAACAGATATTTTAAAGGAAGAGCATTAAGGAGAGAAATACTCGGTGCGAAGGTTGATAAGGCCACTGCTGCTTTGCCACAGAATACAGTAGACCCATTGTTCAATATTGTCAATGGACGGGTTATACTCACATCTCTCATCGGGGAGGCAACTATCCAAATACAGGGACAAACAACCAACCTGAAGGTTCAGGTGAACCCTACGACTGGTACTACTGCTGATATTGCCGCCGACCTGAATGCTACAGGTGATGAGGTTGGGACTTTATATGGTATTACTGGTGCATTCGCTGATGCCTTAATAGGAACTAACGCTGGGGCAACTGTAATAATTTCATCACCAGTCGTGCTACAAGTTGGGACAATAGACCTAGAATGTGGTGAAACGAGTACTGGGAACATTAAGTGGGCGGCAACTTATATACCACTAGACCCTGACGGGGAGATGACAGTAGCGTGACAAAGAGTATCCTAGCTGACTTACTTGAAGGTGGGACAAGTTGCTCTTTACCCCAGCATAAGTGGGTTAGTTGGTGGATGCTTTTTCATAAGAGGCAGTATGTGATAGATAAAATCAAGAAGCCGCTTATGAAGGCTATTGTAACTCTGGCTATGCGGTACCCTGAAGCCACCAAAGACCATACCCTTTTGCCCAAGACCCACATACTAATAGATATTCAAAACAAGTTCTTCGAGTATGAGAACAATAAGGGTAGGGATGCGTTGTTTCGGGCTATGTGGCGGATGTTCATTATTGAGTATGAGCACGATGGTTACTACCGAGACCGCATAGATTGGGTTATTGAGGAAATTGTCAAAAGTGGTTGGGGTATCAGACCCATAAGGTTCCCAGTTAAATGCTGGAAGGAAAAATGCTAATACCTGCCACGACATTGGTTTCGGGTAATGAGAAGGCTTACAGCTTGCAGGAAGTCCATCTCCAATCACCTGGCTCCAGGGGCTTTCACAGATACAGGATACTTATAGTCAACCGTGATGGAAAACTTGCCGAATATAGGGAGGATATGGGATTAGCTAAAAACTTCAAGGGCATAAGACAATTCAACGTCCCAAGTTTGTGGGAGCATTCGGTCGAGGAACTTTTAGATATAGCGAATGTTCTACGCAATGAGACATTCATTGACGTTAAAGATTGGCTTGGTTTAGAACATTACAAAGCAGGGTAAGTGGAAACGAAATAAGTCAAGGAGGTAAAAATGACTACAAAGGAAACACTTACAGACAACGAGAGTTTGATTCAGGAGGCACTAAGGGATGCGAAATTAGTTGACCTTCCTAGCGGACTCAAGAAAAATCCAGTCATCCATAAGGGTGACGAAACACTGGACGCACCAATGACAGTTAAGGAACTGTCGAGTGCGGGGTATGTCTACGTGTGGGACTCCCGCACGTTTGAAAGAGCACCTGTCCTTTATTACATGCTCCCCAGTATTCTACGAAGAAGGCGGGAAGATGGCTCTTTTATCTGGACTACCAACGACCCCAAGCAACTCCCTAAGAAGGGAACGCACAAGTGCTTACTTCATAAGGACAGCCCTAATAGAGAAAGGTTTGACGAGATGGGTTTGAGAGTATGTAAGAAATCAAACATTATCAACAAATTTGAAGTCAAGCAACACATGTCCAAAAAACATCCCAAAGAATGGCAGGCAATAGAGGACATGAGGAAGGAAGCAGAGCGACAGGAAGATAGGTCATTCCAGAAGACTCTATATGAAGCTGTGGGGGGAAAGAAAGAAGTAACTGAGGCACCTCTCTACGTGAGTGCAAAAGATAAAGCAAAAATAAAATAGAATAGGAGGTTGCAAAAATGGCTGTAAGAATAATAGCCCAACCTAGAAAGTTTATTGGTTTATCAACTGATACCAAGCCCACCCAAGCGTTGAGCAGTTCGGTTCGTGAGGGTTCTACATTTTTTGAGTATGATACAGGTGCTCTGTATATTACTTATGACAAAACGAATTGGGTTCTCAAGTCCGCTACCAACGTTGTAAAACAGATAACCACTTCCAAGGTGATTGATGCATCGATAGGGGCTTATGCTGCCTTTGATGTGATAAATGATGACGACTGTTCCACCACGGCTACAGCGTGGACATTCTCGGATATGGTGCTGGAGAATGGTGGGTATGGCAAAATAATCAATGCCAGTGTTTTCAATGAGAAGGAGGGGGTGACACCACGAACTATACTCCGTCTTTACAATGCTTTGCCATCAAGCCAGTTAACAGATAACTCATTATCTACTGAAGCTAGAGCAGACAGGCTACTGAAGGTAGCACAGATAGACTTCGTTGCCATGGAATCCCTTTGTACTACTACCGATGCCTCAACCACCTTAGCCTCACCATCAACATTGGGTGGCTTGCCCCAAATATTTAAGTGTGCATCGGGCACAAAAGACCTCTCTGGTATCTTTATTGCAAGGGATGCCTTCACACAGACAGCCACTGACGATATAACTATTGCATTGTTAGTTGAGCAGTTTTAGTGGAGTTTCTTAAACCCCATATAAACAGGAGTGGGATGCGGGGTTACTTCATGGAGAAGGTGAATAAGCCCTTAGAGAAGGCTATCGTTATCCTTGGTAATCGGTATCCTGAACCGACAAAATTGAGTTGCATTTATCCCAACTCTCATAGACTTTTAGATATAAGGGACAAGTTTTTTGAGTATGAGAATAACCGACTGAAGAGGGCTTTGTTTAGTGTACTTTTTAAGATACTGATAGTTAAATACGAACATAGTCCCTACTACAGTGGTAGGTTTGATTGGTTCATTGAAGAAATAAATAAGAGCGGATGGAAACAGAGAGCATTGAATCATCCTACTCAATGTTGGAAAGAGCCAGTGCCTTATGGGAGAATTAGATGACGGAATACGCCAAGAGTTTATGGAGCTACAATCCCATTCCTAATGGTTGTAAGCTGTATTTGCCTTTGTGGTCTCCAAGTTTAAGAGGTAGTGCCTTCAAGTCCGTAGACTCCTTCGGACATGCTGTTACAGTGGTTGGTTGTATTCAGGAAAACGACAGCAGGGACTTTGATGGGGATGACCATATCATAGTAGGGGATACTTCTACCTTCAGGTTCATGCATGGTACTCCAAACACTACAGGATTTACTTGGACTCTATCATGGTGGATGAAGCTAGATAATCCTGACCCTAGTACTCTTTATGCCTTATTCTCAAACAATCGGGGTGGTGCAAATGTAGGTATCAATATTTATTATCGTGACGATGGAGCAGAAAACCGCAGATTTCATTTAAGCATAAAGGGAGACCCTGGTGTTATAGTTGGGGATTTCTCGGATGTTGTAGCCTATCCTGCTGATTCAAATTATCATTTCTGTCGTATAACTTGGAATCAAGCTCCTGTCAATACCAACGGAGAGTTCTTTGTGGATGAAGTATCTAAGGGAAATGTTGACAAAACAAGAGACGATGGTGGTACAGGTAACGCCAACGACCCACTCTACATTGGAGTTCTAAGCGATGCTGTCAACTTTGACTTGGTAGGTAATATCAGTGAGGTTTGGATTCACGACTATGTTCTGAGCACCGCTCAGGGATTATATCTTAAAAACAAATCATACACGCAGCATAAGTTCGTATAGGGGAGAAGTAAATGGCAAATGAAAGAAAACTTTATCTGATGTGTGTAAACTGTGGTAAAAAGATTAGCCAAGAAGAGACAAGGGGATGTCTAACACAACCCTATTGTAAGAAATGTTTTGAGAAAGTCTGGAATAACGATGAAGAAGCTTATCTCAGAACGCTTTGAGATTTACGCTATAACGAAATGGGGGTATGTATAATGGCTTTGATTAGAATACGAGTAGATTTGGCAATTCCCAAAGAGATAGCAGATAAACCTGCCGTCAGAGGAAAGTTGGTAGAACTTTACCAGCTACTTAAACTAGCCAAGTCTTATGCTGTCAAAATCAATGAGGGTATGGGAAATGAAGAAATGACGGTAAGGGCAAGTTGGCACATCTGCCATCATGACACTGGCGGAAATTGCGAACTCGAACAGGAGATATAAAGGAGCGTTATGTTCCTCGTTAATTATATGCTTGAAGGAGATATGAGGGAATATATCATGCACAAGGTTAAAGCACCCTTGATGAAAGCTCTTATTAAATTCGCACAACGATATCCTGAACCAACAAGAGACAACATCATTCATCCGAATACATTAAAATTACTGGATATACAAGATAAGTTCTTTAAGTATGAAAACAACTTGGGCAGGAACGGATTGTTTAGAGCATTATTCAGGATTTTCATAGACGAGTATGAGCACGACCCCTACTACCATTATCGCTTTGACTGGTTCTTAGAAGAGATAGTCAATTGTGGTTGGAAGCCACGACCCATAGGATACCCTAGTAGCTGTTGGAATGAATCTGACGATAAAGCGTCCTATGGGGGTGGATACTTAGTAAAATTTGGAGTAAGCAAATGACTACTACTCTCGCAGTTAATAGACAGGAATTAAGCCGTCAAATCGGAGACTTTTGGGCAGGTACGACCTCTGGCACTGGAAATGGGGGTGGTACTACAATGATTGATGATGCCCTGAAAGCCAAACAAAACGCCTGGATAGGCAAGGATATGTACACTCTCATCACGGAATCAGGGGATACCTCTGTGGACAATGAAAGGCAAATATCCTCTCTGGATAATTCAAGTGGGACTCTCTCCACACTGGCACATACCGCCCAGATAATTTCAGGCTTGGATTATGAGGTTCATAGATTATTCACTGCCTCGGATAAAAGAAGGGCTTTAATAGCTGCCGCTAGAATGGCTTATCCTCATATACATGAAAAGATATGGGATGAAAGTATGGTTTCGGGGAATTGGCTGAAAGACGGTTCTTTCGAGATATGGGCTTCATCTTCTGCTTTGACATATTGGACTACTACAACCTCAACAATTACCAAGACTTCTACTGCTGGTTATCTGAGGCATGGTACTTACTCAGTCAAGTTAAGCGGTTCAGCGGGGACGGTAGTACAGGAATGGAAGGCAGGCACAGCCGAGAATGAGGATTTGAGGAATCTAAGGGGACACTCCCCTACCTTTTCAATCCAAGGATGGTCTGATAATGCTACCGACCTACGTATTTCAATCAATGATGGCACTACTCAAACTTACTCAGGATACCACGCTGGGGACTCGGCATGGACTCAAGATAATCCCAGAAACGACAATATGTATGTCACCCAATTCATAGATTGGAACGCCACCCAAGTCACATTTACTATCCATTACGGTGCGTCTGGTACTGCTTCTTATGTAGATGACGCAAGGGTTATCGGTCCCTATCAGCCAAGATTGTTTATAGAAACTTTAGGATTAGCCCAAGAAAAGCCTATTCAAGTAGAAATTGAGCCTTGGTATTACTCAACAGATGAGCCGTGGGCTATAATCTTTAATTCCAGAATAGATACTGAACTTGGATACCTGTACCTTCCTTCCTCAGTTCAGAGAGACCGTAGATTAAGGATAAAGGGGATAGGGTATTTAGACTTTGTGGATTCTAGTGGAGATTCTGCAACGGCATGGAATTCAACCATAAACATTAACTCCCCACAGACCGATATTTTAATAGCCCGGGCAATCCTTTATCTCTACACCCAAATGTCAATGCCCAACTTTTCAAGGAATACACGGCAGGACTTCCAAGAGATGATGGGTTTTTGGGATGGCGAATTAAGAAGACGTATTAGTAAATTTGGGATGGAAGTTCAATCAATCCCAGTAAGGTTTCAATGAGTATTCAAGGTGATTATGACCATGGGCTCAAGATTGGCAGTGATACACAGCAGTTTCGCCTTGTCAAAGGAGAGGGTGGGGCTGTTATGTATAATATCCGCAACATTATCCCTCAGTATAGAGACCCTTTAAGATTCACTCAGTCTAATTGGATAGAAGGGCATGGCAGTTTTGAAAGGAAATCCCCTGCTGTTTATTTTGAGGGACAATCCATTGACACCACCCAAGAAGGGAGAGTATTTCTCGGCCCACTAATCAACACAGTCGGGGAAATAGGGGATAGCGGGAACTTAGATTCTGCGGTTGTTCAATTCATTTGGTTCGAAGCACAGAATCAATGGTTATGTGCTTCTGGGGGCAAGATATACGTTTATACTACTGGCTGGACGGCAGTTGAAACTTTAGCTGGTATAACCCACATGGCTGAATTCAAGGGGATTATGTACGCTGCTCTCGGCACATCCACTCTTTACAAATATTCCTCCAATGGAACGGATTGGACTGCGACAGACCTTACGGACGGATATGCTGAGAGGTTCCTAGTAACACCTAATCCCGATGGGACTGCTGAGAATTTATGGAAGTTCAAACAACCCAACGAATTATCAAGAACCACAGACGGGCGGACATCTGCTGCTGGTGGTGTTCAATGGGAATCCCCAACTTTTGTAGGCGATACGTCTCATAATATCACCAATATCTTTTTACAGAATAATAAACTCATGGTTGGTAGGGAGGACAATCTTTTTCACGTAGACTCCAATGGGGGAACACACCCTTTCAGAGATGACCTTAAAATCAACCAGTCAACAAATAATTATAAATATGTAGCCGAATGGCAGACCTCAGTCTATCACTCCGAAGCTAGGGGGATGGCAGAGATTACTGCCTACAATTCTTATGACGTAATGGGGCCGTTATTCGGAATAGATGATATAGGAAAAGTGGGGGATATTGTTGGTATAGCTGGTGATAAAGATTGGCTGTATGTAGCTGTAGATGAGGGTACGAATACAATCATCTACAAGGGCAGGGAGATTCTAAATGTTCAGGGCAAACTTCAATGGCAGTGGTGTCCGTGGGTATTTCTAGGAGCTAATGCCTGCGCCACCATAGCGGTTGCCCAGCACTCAACAACTGATTTCAGGCTGTGGTTTGGGTATGGCACTACCACCGCTTATGTTATTTTATCCGACAATCCCACCGCAGATTCAGCAGCCAGATTTGCTCCATCTGGTTTTCTAAGGATGTCCTACGATTATGGGACAGATGCTAACTGGGATAAGTTATGGCAATCGGCAGTTTTGGAAGTCGTAGGTGGGGCTTCTGGGGAGACTGTCCAGATTCAATATAGAAAGGATGTCGAAACTTCAGCCACTGAATGTATTGCTGCTGCTGCAACTAACGGGGTGTTTGAGTCCAACTTTGCTGCTGAACTAGCTTCTAATAAGATACAATTTGAAATTCACCTAGCCTCTAATACGAACACGGCTACCCCTGAGGTAAGATACTTTCAGGCGAAGGGAGTCGAGAAACCAACGACAGTTAGAATACACGAAGCCACCTACGCTATAGACGACTCTCCTTCTCAAGATGCTGAGGTGCTAAGAGACCTTTTGAGAACAGGCAGAACATCAACTACATTGATAAGATTTGCTAATTTGAATTTTGAGGAATACACAGGTGGGACTGCTGGGACTGATTATGTTAATTGTGTTATGGAGCCTGGCTTCCCTCAAGAAACAGAGATAGTCCATTTAGATGGCCGAGCGGCGGAGCAAGCGATTAAGGTGAGTTTAAGGGAAGTGAGTTTTAGCTAATGTATATAGTTAAAAGAAAGTTCCGAGGTGCTTTAGGGGATGATGTTGATAATGCAGAGATGGCATCCCTGCTCCAACACATTCAAAGCAGCACTGCTGGGGTGATTTTAAGCCAAGATAGTCTAACCTTAAATAATTTAGTAGTGAAAAAGACTAATAAAATCCCAGCGGGAACTGACAAATACCCTCCTGTCAAGCCCAATTCAACGGCCATTAGTGCAGTCATTGAGACGAAGGACATAGTATCCAACAATCTTGGTGATACCTATAACTGTATCAAGCTCTCTGCTGGTCACTATATGATGGCTTTCAAGGATAATGATTCGGATGGCAGAATATCCACTTTTCATATAGACGAAAGTGATGGTAATATAGGCAGTACTATTGAAACTTGGGAGTTTGCTGATGCAGACACAACTAATGCAATCAAGCTTATCAAAATATCAGGTACTACTTATGCTGCGGTCTATAGTTTATCTCAGACAATTAACGAACTTAGAGTTAGCACCTTTACAGTTAGTAATACTGGAGATATTACCCAGTCATTCATAGAAACCTTGGCACTTCCAATTACCAATAGTGAACCTGTTAATTTGTGGGCTACTGATATAATCCATATCTCAGGTGATGTCTATGCGATAGTATTTAATGAGTCTGGTGCAACTAAACCAGTAGTTGTTGTTACTGTTACTATAGACAGTGCTGGAGTTATTAGCAATGCGGTAGTAGATTCACTAGATGTCGCTGCTAATACTTTTGGGAATAATGTATCAATTACTAGGGTCGGAACTACTGACTACTACGCCATAGCTTGGGCTGACACTAACGATTATCCCAATGTAACCACAGTGGATATTGGCAGTGATGGTACTATAGCTGCAGCAGTAACAGATACACAACTATTAGCTTCTATCAGTATTCAGATGGGTAACATTATAAGGGTCCCTGGTACTGATTACTATGCTGTAGCCACTGCAGACCCTGGTGTATCGGGTACTATATATATCGTTAGTATAGATAGCGCTGGCAGCATAATCGTCAAGGGTTGGGGCAATTACGAAGCCAGCGATGCCGAGCAATGTAACATATTAGCAACCCAGGCCAACCTATTTGCTGTTGTATACCGAGGCGTGGGTAATGACGGCTTTATAGTGACAATACCTATCAACTCTGATGGTACTGTAGGGGCTGTTGGCGACAGTCTAGAATTCATAACCTCGGATGCTCGAACCCCTTATATACTGTCCCTCGGCGGGGACAAATATGCCATCACCTATGGGGCGCAAGGAGAAGATGATGTAGAGTGTGCTACCCTGACGATAACACCCTCTACAGAAAACGCAGGCTATATCTGGAATGAGGGTTCTAATCTTCGTGGTTTTGATGAAAATGCCATAGAAAGAAAGTATATTCACAGGGATGATACTGGCATCGCTGACACGGATGTTTTAGTTGTAGATGACGCTGATGCAGCTGATAATGATTATGCTAAATTCACCACAAGCGGGCTAGAGGGCAGAGATTATTCAGAGGTTCTTTCAGACCTGAGTGCCCAAGCGGGTGCTGCGTTTGATTGGAACAACCAAGAGCTTACTAATACTAATAAAATTACAGCGCAAACATCAGTCTGGCATCACGAACACGACCTCTTCGCTACCTCACTTAACCCAGGTGCGTCTGGGGCTACTCGAACCGCTCCTGACTCTAATACTATTGGTGGCTGGCAACTCAACGCTTCAGGGGAAACACTTTATTTTGAAGCTCATATGGAGGTCGAATGGGACGCTACCAGTGACTTGATAATAAATGTTTGGTGGGAAGTCAACGTAGATAATACAGGTGGGGCTGGGGGAGATACCGTAGACCTCAAACTGGTCGTCAGATATAAAGGGGAAGGAGACACGGCTATTAAAACTCAGACAGTAGAAGTGCCCACTACTGTTGGGGCTTCTGCCCGATATAAGCAATTCAAGACTACCTTTGCTATAGACTATGATGCTGCTAGTAATGTGATTGACTCTTTAGATGTTCTGTCCTTTGCCATTAACCTGGAGACTGATACATCTGAGGTGGATGATATAATTCTAAATTTGATGGAATTAAGGTATGCGACCAAGAAACCATCATTGGAGGCATAATGGCAGTAGGAAAATATTTACCAGAAGCTAACCCAGGCCCAGCAGAGGATGTTGCTGTAACTATAAAAAACCTATTAGAGGGTCTAGGCGGAGGCAGTCAACTATCACACGACCAACTAGATGATGTAAGTCCCTCAGACCATCACACTAAGTATACCGATTCCGATGCCATCGGCGCCATAGAAGGCGAAGCTACTCTTGACCTTACGGGCGATTTATCAACGCCGGGTTCACTCACAT